CCCTGCAAGTTGCGTTTGCATGGGATACTCCGGTTTTAGTATTGAATTGAGGTGTGAGGGATTTTGTTGTCCATCAGAGCTTTTAGTGTTTCGATAGCCTGTTCGCGGGTGAGTCCTGCGTGCTCGGTTAATGCGTTAACGACTGCTGTACCGATGGTCTTGCGGTGGGCTACGTCGGCAGCACGTTGATCAGCTTCATCCTTAAGGCGCTTCTCTTCTGCCAGACGGGCATCTTCTTTCTGTTTGGCCTTGAGTTGCTCGGCGGCTATAGCTTCCTGCTTTTCACGTTCTGCCTGCTGAGCTGCAGCTAACCGGTCGGCCTCAGCTTTGGCTGCTGCGGCTTTGCGGTCTTGCTCGGCTTTCTGTTCCGCTGCAATGCGGTCACTTTCAGCTTTTTCCAGTGCTGCAATGCGGTCTCGCTCTGCCTGCTCAGCCTTAAACTTCAGTTCTGCTTCCCTGGCGGCAGCGGCTTCGCGTTCCTGCTTTGCTTTAAGTTCAGCATCAAGCCGTGCCTGTTCAATCGCCTGGCGTTTAATCTCTTCTTCATGAGCAATGCGCTGGCGTTCTGCTTCGGCTTGAGCGTCGGCAACGTCGCGGTCGAACTGAATATTCATGAGCAGGGCCAGCTCGTGTCCATCTTCGATTTGCTTTTTCAGTGCCTCGGCGGCGGCTGCCTGCTCAGCCTCGATACGCTGCCGTTCTTCTTCAGCGGCCTTTTCAGCCGCGATGCGATCCTGTTCGGCTTCCCACTCGGTCAGCGGGCGGCGCGTTTCATCACGCAACGCATCACAGGCATCAACAAAGCGCTTAATTTCCTGCTCAGCAGGCCGGACAGCTTCCTTAAGCCGCTTCAGGTACTCACGACCAGGCTTTTCGACAGCGGTTTTGCTGCGGCTTACCTGAGCGGCCAGAGAGGCAACGCGGTCACGGCCTTTCTTTGTACTTAGGTCTGGCGCTTCACTGACACTGGCCTTGATGTGCTCAAAATAGCTTTCCAGTCCGTTGGGGATGTACAGCGCCGGAGCCTGTTCCGGCTTAATCTCGATAACTGATAATTCCGTTGTCTCGCTCACGGCGATCTCCTTGGTTGAGGTGTACATAAGTCGAAGCACTCGAAATAAGCGCTTTGAGCTAGATACAGGCGAAAAAAAGCCCCGCGTGTGCGAGGCCAAGATGAACAATGAGAGGATTGATAAGTTGGGCGCTTATCATGCTGAGCACTCAGTGAATGCGCAGCAGGAAGGGGCTCACTTGCGTTGAGGTTTTCTGCCAATGATTATTCCAAAAGCGATATGAGTTTTAGGCATTTTCAGGTTCAGGTATTCACAGCAATTCCAAATCACTGCCATTACCCAACCTTGGGGTGAAAAAGTCCAAAATCTGGTAACGGGCCATATCCACTTTTTCATGGTTTCTTTGGCCCGCCATGGCAGGGGCAAGCTAACGCTGGGACATAACCGTCATAGCCAGAGGTAAGATATCGGCGCTGGCCTAAACTATTTGTAACGTATTCTCTCGGTAACGGATTGCCGTAAGCTGGCTCATCACAAAATCCAGCAGGCCCACCGCCTGACCACATAGGAACCGAACACTTACCTACACCATCAGCGTTTAATTCTCTGTGATGTTTGCTAATTGCACTCATGGCTTACTCCTTTCTGCCAGCATGGCGTCAGCCATGAGGTAGGATGTTCCTGCCAGTCCAGCCGTATCTTCTTTGTAAGAAGGGCCTATTGCAAACAATCCATTTCCAACCGCAATCTCAATTATGGATTGCATCGCCTTAGCTGCGAAGTAGTCACGCAATGTCATGCCATCAGCATCTGCGCTGTCATAGACCGCATTTCCTTCTGGGTGAAATGCCCCGGTTTTTGGGAATGCCTGTCCACCTGTTTCTTTGCTCATAATCCGATCCTCACATCAGAAAAATAAAAGTTAGAAATCCCATCAACACCCAAAACAGCAGTCAACCAAACGTCAATGCAGGCCAAAACTTTTCGTTGTAAGTCATATAAGCTCCGATGCTGAGTTGGGTGGTCGGGGTTAGTGCGCCGATTCCTTTTCTTTAGCTGCACCCTCAAACTTGGTGCCGCAAAATGGACAATAATTAATGGCGACTTTCGTGTCGCCGTTCGTTAGCCGCTGCTCAAGGTCTCCGTTTTTCTTGCGCTTATAAAATCGGAACAGGTATGGAAGCATGACGTTACAGAAATCACCCTTCTCGAAGAGGTAAACCTGGTTGGCGAAGCTGGACTCATCAATCTCAGCTGCATTTTCGCCGTAATGCTTCCGCATACGAGCATCCATTTTTTCTTCGATTTCTTTGAAACATTTACAGGCCATACTTACCTCTCAATATTCAGTCGTAAAAAAAGCCGCCTATTGGCAGCTCGTTGTTGATGCTCTTTGGTGGTGTGGTGGCCGGTACTGAAATATTCCGGCATGTCTATGCGACTCGCTAGTTGACACCGGAGTTTCACCGGGGCGAAGGTTTCACAAGTCGTTTATTGGGTCAGTGCTGGATTAGCAACGTGCTTACTCAACCGATTACATCCAGCGATATCTACTACCCATCAGGTCTTACACTCGCGCATCAGCCTGCGCATTCACCACACCCCAAAGAACACTGTGCGTATTCGCTCGCCAGCGTTACGATTCACATTATCTCCCCCTTGGTTACGTGCCCGTGGCTATAGTCGCCGTGGAGTGTAGGCTCGTCACAACCCGTCATCGCCGAAGCTGATAGGTTGGTGCCGGTTAAAGAGACTTTATTCATGCGCCCTTTTTGAGTAGGCGCAGGGTAAAGTCACTTGTTGATTACTAATGAATGCTTAAAAATCGGTGCGCGGTCGAACATGCTTTCGTGATGCTTAAACCGGTGAAACCAGCGGCGACCGTACTCACCTTGAACCAATCTCATTATTGTTATTCTTATTCTAATGTCTCCGGTACGTGGATTTTTTGGGCGTGGATTCATTTTCTCTACTCCGCTAAGTGTTTATCGAGCTGTTACTGTGAGTGCTGCAAAAGCTACCGGGGCCTGTTTTGGTCGGCTATCGCGAATGGACATCAGCACTTCTCTGAATTCACCTACTTTCATGCCGCGTTTCTTTGCTTCGGCCTTTATCAGGCTGTCATCTATCAGTGCATAAAGCCGCTTGGCCTCTTCCTTGGCTTTGTTGAACTCCGCTTTCCGGAGGTATAGCGCATCCTCTTTGCGTCGGCTTTCGGCTTCTAGGTGGTCGTCTAACTCTTTGTGGAAGTTGCCGCGCTTCGCCAGCGGAAGATTCAGGACACCGTGGTCAATTGGCATGAATCACCTCGCTGTTACTTTTTCTGCTGATTTACGGTGGCCAGCTGCGAATCGTGCAACATCTGGTATGCATATCGAGCCGTAATCAGGCTCAGGCTTGCTGCGTGGCTTAGCTTTGTACTCAATCAGCGTTATTGCTTTATAGACCCGCGCAGAGCAGCCTGAGAGGCTCACAGCGACACGCTTTTCTAACTTGATGTACTTGCTCGCCTCAGCTGCTTTCGCTGCGTTGTGAGCTGTCATGCGACGTGCGTTATACCTTTGCTTTGAGTTCATAATTTGTTCCTCAGTAAGTGCTTGGAAGTGACGAGCCGAGACGCTGATCTCCTCGGTTGCGCTTTTTCACGCTGCAATTCACGTCACTCCGAAGCACTTTCGGTCTCCTGAGTTCAGGAGAAGTCATATTGTTAAATAAGCAGCCTGACATCATGTCTGGCGTGGCTGATAGTTCCGTCTGCCACATCGATGTTTCGTTTCGATGGAGCAAGTATCACCAATAGTAATTTTATAGTCAACACTATTGGTGATAATAAATTACTAATGGTGATTATGAAGATGATTTAAAAGAGGATTTATTTTTAATTTTTCTTCAGGCGTGACTCATCGCACCTGCGTTTAGGTGTGATGAATTGGTGGGGATGGGAGGATTTAGCGAATTACAGGTACAAAAAACCCGGCTTGGTGGCCGGGTAATTGTTATTTTCTCTTAGTTGGTGCTTTCTGTTCTGTTGTTTTGTCTTTCCTTCCCAAAACAAAAACACTCGTCAATGCAACCAACTCTACACCAAGTAGCGTCGTTGCCCAGCCGAAAGCTCCTTTTTCAATCATGCTGTAGGCGATATATGAGAAAATGATTACGCAAACCAATCCAAAAATCTGACCGATCCTGTCTTTCCAGATGGCTCCAGAAAGTGACGATTCTCCTTGAGAATGCCTGAACTTCTGTTCATCTTTTGCCATTCCCATGATTTCTTTAGCGAAGCCGGGAGATATTTTTTCATACCTCGCAAGTTCTTCAGAGTCAGGAAGAGGGCCTGAGCGATGATGAGATATCTGCATCATAAACCCCGCCGTTTCTGGACGGCTAAAAAGTCGTTCCAGTGCTTGAGGGTTTTTTGCTATCTCATTTACCAGTAGTTCAGTTTTTCCATCAATTACTCTGCCAGAGTTTACTGTTGGCTGATTAACAAGAGGTGGTTGCTGGCTTGCAGTGGTTTTTCTTGGTGGTTTTCTTCTGCCCATTTTCTATAACAGCGCCTCTTAGATAGTCTCCAGCAATCTTCCAATCGGAACCGATGGATTCGTTGTCAGCAGTAACTTGTCTATATTCGCTGTAATTACCTGAAGGGCTTAAATCAATGATAGACCCTACAGCGCGAAGAAAACGCTTAGTAGAATGTTTCATAGTTGTCCTCACTTAGTTATCAACCTTTAGTTGAATGCTGTAAGTGTACGCAAAATCTGCGAACCAGCAAGTAACACAGCACTTAAAAATCATTCTTTACGTTGTGTGGTAATACTAGTGATGAAACATACATATCTTTACTGCTCTTTATTGTCAGCTTTTTTCAGCACATTACCTTTTTCGGCATAAGGGAAGAAACATTCAACCCAATATTCTTAAAAATTATCGATTAGGTATATGTCTGTAATTCCAGTGCTTACTTATCACGCAAGTTTCGCGCATCATCTCAACTTCATGCAGCATCTCTGCGACCTCACCCGAACGTTTCTTCAGGCCACTGAGCCTTGACTACCTTTCCAATTATTCGGCAGTGCTCGTTACACTCTAAGCTCTGATAGCGCGGATTGGGGTTCAGTGGTTCAAGCCACGGCTTGCCATCCTCTCGTACGAACTTTTTAAAAGTAACCTCTGAGTCGCCATAAATCCCAGCAACACAAAAATCTCCATGCTCTACATCTTCCATAGGATCAACAAGAATTAGCATTCCTTCAGGGAAGCTAGGTTTGCTTCCAGGTGGAGCTGTCATTGAGTGACCTGACACCTCAAGCCAGAATGCGTCTCTGCTGGCCTTTCTAGTAGTGTCCACCCAGACCTTAGCGTCAGCCTCATGAAATGATCCTACTGAAGCAAATGCCCCCGCCTGCACATCAGTAAGGAGCGGGTATGAGTATTTTGGTATCGCCGCTCCATTCTGAGCGACTGCTTCATACATTTCCGCAATCTCCGCGGCCAAAGAAGGACTGAATTCATCAACCTTTATGCCAAGAATCTTAGCGAACTGCGCTGCGTGAGTGGTGTTGATGGCATTAGATCCATTCAATAGCTGTGCGACCCCGCTTTGCCCCATACCCATCAACTCTGCAATGGTCTCTTGAGACAATCCAAGGTCTTTCTTTTTTTCATCAAATATCGACTTGAGTCGGGCTGCATCTGCAAGTTGCTCAGTCGTTAACGGCTTTTTTTTCATACGATAAATTTATCACCGGCGGAGATAACCTCCAATCACCTATAGTGTTGACATATTCATTACTAATGGTGATAATCAAGGTCTAATACACAAGGAGACCTTAATGGAAAGAATCTCGCTTCAAGAGTTCGTGTCCATCAAAGGCCAAGAGAAAACAGCTGAGCTTTTTGGTATCCGCCAAAGTGCAATTAGCAAGGCTCTGGCCTTAGGACGAAAAATCACTGTCATCGTCCATGACGACGGTCGAGTGGAAGCACAAGAGCTTAAACCGTTTCCAAGCTCCAAGACGTTAGCAGCATAGAATCATCGCTCTTTAAAAATCAGCCGCTCTCTGAACTCAGGAGCAATAACAATAGTGATCATCCCACGGGTTGATCACACAAATAATCAACCTGCAAAGGAAGTATTACGCATGGACATTGCAAACACTCGCAAAAAGGCTCGTCAGATAGAGAGCCAGTTGCTTAACAAAATTGCTCTCAGGGGAGTCGTCGAAGTTGGCGCTGCCATTGGGGTAGATAAATCACAGATATCACGCTGGAAGGAAAGCCTGATACCGAAGATGAGCATGTTACTTGCCGTTCTTGAATGGGGAGTCGTTGACGATGATCTGGCGAGACTGGCTAAGCAAGTTGCTTTAATCCTGCAAATGAAAAAGTCCCCGACCGCTGGCACGGACGAGGACTCTGAACAAGTAACTATGGACTTTTAATACTGGATCAATCCACAGGAGTAATTATGAACAATACAAAACCAAAATTCAACTTGAAAGGAGCATATCGTGGCTAAGAACTCAGCGGAAGCATACGGAGCCAGCGGTAAAACCAATCTCCTGAATTTTGACCCTCACGCTCTCCACCTGGTTGATGACCCTGCACACCCACTTTACGACGAGCGCATCCATTTGCCTTTAATGGAGTCTATGGTGCTGAACGTCATGGAGCTGGGTGTGCTTGAGCCAATCATCATCTGGAAAGACCCAGAAATGGGCAAGACTTGTGTTGTTGTGGGCCGCCAGCGTGTCAAGCATGCACGAGAGGCCAATAGGCGTCTTGTTGAGCAAGGTAAAGACCCGCTATTGGTCCCTGGCTATGTGAAACGTGGTTCGGCTATTCGTATGTCGCAGTATATGGTCAGCGAAAACGAGATCCATCAGCCGGATTCGCCGATTGGCCGGGCCAAGAAGATGGCCTCCATGCTTGAACGCGGCCACGACGAAGATCACCTCGTTCTCCTGTTTGGCTGCTCGTTGCAGACAGTTCGCTCGACCCTGGCATTACTGGACAGCCCTCAAGCTGTTCAGGACGCTATTGAGGCCGGTGATGTGACTCTTCAGGAAGCCAGGAAGCTATCAGGACTGACACCCGATCAGCAACGCGAGAAGGTGCAAGAACTGAAACAGGCGGGCGAAGGTGCAGAAGGTCGCGAGAAGGTGCGCAGGAAGCGCGAGGTGATGGGTGATGCAAAACCAAAACTCAAGTCTCGCAAGGAAATCACAGCGGCTCTTCAGGAGGCCACCGGCGAGTATGCCACGGCTCTCCGCTGGGTGCTGGGAGAGGAGGGAGGGAGCCCATCATGAGCACAGCAGAAATACTTCAATTCCCCTCTGAAGGAGGAGGGCAGGAGCGTCGTGTGGCAGATACCGATGATGGGTATACCCGCGTGGCTAATGAGCTTCTAGAGGCCGTCATGTGCGCAGATTTGACGGCTAGGCAGCTTAAAGTTTTTCTCGCGGTTATGCGCAAAACCTACGGATTCGGCAAGAAGACTGACCGGATTACTAACACCCAAATATCAGCTATGACCGGCGTTCATCACACTCATGTGTGCACCGCCAAAAACGAAATGATTGCCATGAATATTATCATCACTTCAGGCAATCAAATCGGCATAAATAAGGTGGTTTCTGACTGGAATAACGACATTAGCCAAGTTAGCGAAACATTAGCCAACTTAGCTAATAAAAGGTTAGCTGAAGTGGCTAATGGGTATTCGCCAACTCAGCTAAACACAAAAGAAACTATACAAAAGAAAGAAAGAAAAGAAATACACACCCCTCTGACGAGTGGTGCTGAAAGTGTGAAAACTCCAACGAAGCGCAAACCAAAATCCCCACCCATCCCCTACCAAGCCGTCATGGACGCATACAACGAAGCCCTGGCTGAAAGATTGCCATTCGCTGAATCGCTGAACGACGAAAGAAAACGCGGCATTCAGCGGATCTGGAAGCAGATGAGACACCAGACTGTCGAAGCCTGTGCGGCTTACTTCACCCGGTTCGCTGAGACTGCCAAGCCATTTTACTTTGGTGAAAGTGAGTCTGGCTGGAAAGCCGATTTTGATTACCTGCTGAGAAGCAAAACACTAACCAGGACCCGGGAAGGCAGTTTATGAACGCACAGGATTTAGAGGGGCAGGTGATTGGAAGCCTGTTAAATGGCGGAGCAAGCCCAGACGCCTATGAGGTTTTATCTTTTCTTCCTGAAGAAGCTTTTAGCATTCCGGCCTATCGTGCGGCATATGTTGAAATTAAACGTCAAGCACTCACCAAAAATATCATCGACCTGATCATGATCAGTGATGCTTTAGGGGGAGATAGTTTCGCCAATCTCGCAGAGGCCGGTAAAAACAACTGGAGCAGTGCCAACCTCAAAGGTTACGCCAATCTGGTACGTAAAGCCTGGCACAAGCGCAAGGTGATTGAAATTGTCGGTGAAGCTCATCGTGATATCGAGCAGTCACGCAATCCTGAGCAGTCTGATTTGATTGTCACCTCTCTGGTTGCGAAGTTGAGCGAGATTACAGCTGATCAAACCATGATTGTTCCGGTTCACATGAGGGACCTTCTCGATAATTACCTTGGGGATCTGGAAGCCCGACAAAACGGCAGCGAGCATGCGCAAACTGTAAAGTTCGGCATGGAAACCTTCGATAAGAAAATTGGCGGACTCAACCCCACCGACATGATGATACTTGCTGCTCGCCCATCAATGGGGAAAACGGAGTACGCATTGAGCATGCTTCGCGGTGTCACGAATGATGGCGGTGGTGCTCTGATGTTCAGCATGGAAATGACCTCGGGGCAAATCACCGAGAGGAACATTGCCGGTTCGGGCGGCCTGTCAGTTCGGAAACTGAAAAATCCTGAAGAATTGCGCGATGAAGATTGGGCCAGGATATCTAACGGTGTCGCAGAAATGACCGGAAAGGATATCTGGATGGTTGACGCTACTGACCTTTCAATTGAGCAAATTCGGGCCATAGCTGAAACACACAAACGAAGACACCCACACTTGAAAGCTATTTTCGTTGACTATCTCGGCCTGATTAAAAAACCCAAGGCAGAGCGTAATGATCTGGCAATCGGCCATATCTCCAGAAACTTAAAGTTTATGGCTATGCAGCTTAAAACGCCGGTAATCGCCCTCAGTCAGCTCTCTAGAAAGGTTGAGGAAAGGACGAATAAAAGGCCGATTAACTCAGACCTTCGCGACTCAGGCGACGTAGAGCAGGATGCTGACATCATTGCAATGCTTTACCGCGATGAGTACTACAACGAGAGCAGTCCCGCCAAAGGAATTGCCGAAGTCATCATTGGGAAAAACAGGAACGGCGAGACAGGGACAATCTACCAGTCTTTCCGAAACGGACATTTCAATGAAATAGACCAGGCAGAAGCAGCTAACGCTTCAGCAGAACGAGTTCCCTCCAAAGGCCGCTATTCAAAAGCCGAATTCTAAGGAAATGCCATGAGTTCAAATCAAAGGCACGGCATGCGCTCGATAGATGAATTGCTTGAAGACTGGATCCGCAACACCGAAGAAAAAAGCAAAGAAAATGGCGAGACTCTTCCTGATTCAACCAAGAAGGGGTTCTCTGACCTGCGTAACAAAATCAAAAAACCATCAGAGGCAGCATGATGAAAATCACAACATCAGATTATCTCGTAATAGATCATTACGCTGATGAAGATTTTGACTGGTTGAACTTGGTCAATGATGACACGAAGCGTGAAGAAATGTTGAGGCACAGTGAAGAGGTCGTGAATGCCTATCTTCGCCAGCATGACTACGTGGCTAAGTGGGGTGTGTAATGAAAGACTATTCAGCAATGAGTGATTTTGAGATTAACCGTGAAGTTGCGTTGAATCTTGGCGCAAAAGATTTAGGTGATGGAATTTTTGTAGGTGAGTACCGGCGTTACGATATTGGAGAACGCGTTAAAAATAAATTTAAATTCGACCCCTGCAAATCATGGGGGGACGCGGGGCCGATTATTCAGGAAAACAAAATAAATATCGATTACCGCGAGTCTGTAAAGGCTGGGCCTATGGCAAGCCAAAGCGGGCACAAAGAGGTTTATGCTGTTGATAAAAACCCCCTACGCGCCGCAATGATTGTTTTCCTCATGATGAAGGATGCCGAGAAATGAATAACCCACTCGATAACTTTACTGTAGAACGCCTTGAAGATTTGATTGAGTATGAAAATTTTGGCTCGCTTTCAATGGTTCAGTTATCCGACCTTTCCAAGATAGCGCTAGCAGCTAAGCAAGCTAAGCCTACAGCCTGGAGAGTTGGCGGCTATCTTTCTAATGATAAGAAGTGGGCAGAGAGAGCAAGCGAAGAGGAAAATTATCTACTTGAACCTCTGTATGATCATCCACTAATAACAGGCATTGACCAAGACCATTATGATCCAGAATTAGAGCCAGGATTGTATTTGGCAGAGATCATGACAAAAGGAGGTGCAGCCTGCATTAACGGCAAGTTCACCATGCCGACTACCCCGCAACTACCGGATGGCTGGGTGTTGGTGCCAAAAGAACCAACGGAAGATATGGTAATCCAAGGTTCTGAGTCCTCACCCGAAGACGATGATGAGGATTTTGAAGCCATGAGCGGGTGCCAACAGGCAGCTTGTTGTGCAGAATTATGCTGGGCCGCAATGATAGCCGCAGCACCTAAACCGGAGTAACCCTCATGCCTAAAACTCAATACCAATATCCCCCTGAGATAACCATTCGGCTCAGCGGTGACCTTTCTGTCTGTTTTGTTACTCAGGCCGTGACGGGCGAAAGTAAATTTATTGAGATTGTGTTGAACGAGAAGGCGAAGGAAATTTTGGTTAAACCCTCTGACGACTGGATCAGAATGACTCGCGGCACGTTTGCACTGGACGGCATTGTTGCACGAAAAGTTCTGCCAAGGCTTGAGACGGAAAAGTCCTTTCCGCTCACACAACGTGCAGACGGTTGGTGGTTTGGGAGTTACGCATAAAACGAGGTAACCGATGCAAATCGAAATGGTCAAGAATGCCGGTGGCGTTTTTGTTCCAGCTTTCGATCATGACCTTCCGCGATTAACCAAGTTCAAAAACGGCGAGCAGTACACCGCCGAAATCAAGCTCACTCGAAACCCTGCTTTTCACCGAAAGATGTTTGCCTTCTTCAATTTCTGCTTCGAGTACTGGTCAGCAGAAAACTCAGGTTATGAATTTACTGACGAATACACCCAGAAAGAGGAGTTCAGGAAAAACCTGACTATTCTCGCTGGCTTTTTCGACGTGGTCACAACCATCAAAGGCGAAACCAAGGTGAGGGCTAAGAGCCTGGCTTACGCGAACATGGAACCGGACGAATTCGAACGCTGCTACAACGCGATGATAAACGCCGCCATAAAACACGTTTTTGGTAGCACGACTCACCAAAACACCCTCCAACAGCTCCAGTCATTTTTCTGAGGTCAAAATGATACTCAAAACCAAGCCATACACTGTGGGATGTGGAATACACCTCAATCCCCACGGCAACGATAAACGATGCGGACAATCTAAAGATGCCGCTGGCTTTCTCGATCTTTGCGATAACTGCCAGGTTCGGCAGCACGCCAATCAGTTGATGGATCAGCAGGCAGGCAAGGAGAAATCAGCATGAATTCAGAATGCAAAGAGCTTTTTTATAAACGCCGGGCAGCATTCAAGGAGCACGTGGCCACTCACAATGGGGTCATGGGGCGTGAAGCGGAAAAGGTGTGCAATCTAGGGCGCAGCGGAGCCAATCTTCTTATTCGTCGAATGCTTGCGTTGGGGGATATTTTCCGCAGCGGAGCAGGCGCTAATACCAGATATTGGCTTAATTAAGCGCACTACCGCGAGAAAGGTACGGAAGATCTGCAACGCGAAGCAATGCGTGTAGCGAGAAGCCAGCGTGTTATTAAACGCCGCGGTAAATGTGAAATCCGTTATCTCAATGAAAACAGGCCTTCAGGGATAAATACCATCTTCGAAGAATGCAAAGAAAACAGCAAATTATTACTACCTCTACTGCGCGTAATGGCCGCGAGGAGATCAGCATGACAAATATTATTGAAACAATTCCAGAGCTGTTAGTAAAAACCCGAGGCAATCAGTCTGACCTGGCGCGGAAGTTAGGTATAAGCCGCCTGACCCTCAAAAAGTACATCAACGATAAAGGCATGAAAGAGCATGTGATCATCAACGGCGTTTTGATGACTATCAGCCAGAGACACACACCAAAAAAGTCTATAAGCGGGAATACACCACCGGCGATATCAGGAAGATAAAAGAGATGGTCGGGAAGTATTCACCGCAGGAGATTGCAGACGCCTTAAACAGAACTAAAGCCGCCCTGATGTGCTTTGCAAGTCGGAATGGGATTTGTTTCAGACGAGAACCTTATAACCGGCATACCATGGCATCAGTCAATCAGGTTCTGAGGCTCAGAAAAGAAGGAAAATCCTTCCGCAAAATTGTGGCGGAAACAGGAATTCCCATCTCAACATGCGCTTATTGGTGTCGGGGGCTTAATGAAAAAGAGTTGGTTTCGGTATCCTAATTGCACCTCCGAAGAAGTAGAAGCCCTCACCAAGCATTACAAATCTCGCAATATCCCAATCGAAACGACACTTAACCCAGATTTTAAATCCTGGTGCGTGTGCGTATTTCTGGAAACTGAAAAACATGAGCCAACGCAAAGCAGGATATGGCAGAGCGCTCTGGGGAGGGCAATTTGATGGATGATCCAGTATGCCAAGGCTGCGGAACGCCACTCAGCGATGATGAGGTTTACGCCTGTGAGGATTGTGCCAACTGGTGGGCGATGTGTGGATATGACGTAGAGAGGAATAGAGATAATGAGTGATGAAAGTGAGTTGGATAATAGCGACAACGTGCTGGCATTTACAAAGCGATTTGAGGCTAATTCTGACATCAAAGAAAAGCTGAATTTAGTCAAAGCGGATAAACCGAAAGATGCACCTTATCGCTGTGATCATGTAAACATTTTGGTCGATGATTTCCTAAGGCAACTAACATGCAGGCGCTGTGGAGCTGTAGTAGATGCTTTCGACTGGATTAATGCTCGTGCATCTGGAGAGGCGAAGATCGAGTGGGAGCTTAAAAGCCTACGTCAAGAAATAAAGGATCATCGAGAAGGGCTAGAGAAAGTCAAACGTGAAGAGGTGAACTGCCGAGCTAGAATTAAGACCGCCCAATTCAGGCTGAATGAACTGAATATTGGCATCTACAAAGCGGAGAAAGAAAATGGCTAAAGGCACAAAGCCGCCGAAGCCCCGCAAACCCAAAACCTGCCCAATCTGTGAAACAGAATTCCTCCCCTGGTCTACCACTCAAAAAGTTTGCAGCCCTCAGTGCTCGATTGTTTACGGCAAGAAAGTTGAAGCTGATAAACAAGCTGCAGCCCAAAGCAAAGAGTGGAAAAAACGAAAAGCCGACTCAAAGCCATTGAGCCACTGGATAGATATGACCCAGAGAGCTTTTAACGACTTTATTCGCGCTCGGGATGGAGAGGTTTGCATCAGCTGCGGGAGCAAATCAGCAGTGAGTTACCACGCAGGGCATTACAGGACAACAAAGGCGGCCACGCATCTTAGGTTCAATGAAGATAACTGCCATAGCCAATGCGCTGCCTGCAACGTGTATCAGTCAGGTGCAATAGGCCCTTACCGCATTAATCTCATAGCAAAAATCGGCCTTCAGCGTGTCGAGATGCTCGAAAACAACAACACCCCCCACCGATACACCCGCGAAGAACTTGAAGTGCTTAGAGCGCGTTACAGGCAGAAAACCAGAGACCTCATTAAACAACTCGGAGAAGCGGCATGACAATTGACATGGTGTTGACGGCGATTATCTGGGCACTTGTCCTGCTTGTCTGGTTTCCTTGGAAGCTAAAACATCACAGGCATAAATTGGAGGTTACCAAAATAAGGATTAGGGCCCATTTGTTTGCAATTAAATACTCAACTTTAAAATCCCTAAGCGCTAAACCTAAACAAATCGGAGAAGCAGCATGAAAATAGTTCATATCTGTGAAGGTGAAGGCTCCCGTATTTTGATCACCGGTCCGTTCTGGCAACTCAATCGTGCACGTCGCATTGCTGAAGCAGGCCTGCATTCTGCACCTGTCCGTAAATATATGGATACTGGACTTACTTTTCAGATAACCCTTTATGGCGCAAATAGACACGTTCTGCGCGCTTACAAAGCAGTTATCGCTGAACACGGAGGTATGGAATGCCCATTCTGGTTTTAATCCTCTCTTTCTTCAAACCCATCAAAGCCGAACCCGAATACAAAATCCCAACGAGTTACCCCTCTAGCCCTGCACGAATAACGAAGCGGAGAAAGAAATGAATCTCGAATCGGCGACAAAATATTTCTTCTGTAAAACTCAGTCGTTCACTGACTCACCACGTTGCACTGGCGAGACGCTTTCTGGTTCTGATGTCTTAGGGGCTTTTGGGTTATGCCAGTCACAAGCAGAGTTAGGATTTAAGGCCTTCTTGGGGAAGTTAGGCCTTAGTCCTGAAGATTCAAAGAGAGCTGTTAAATTGTTGGTGCAGCACGGGATGAAGCATTGCGACAAGGTTGCCGCCTTACGCAAGCTTGACCCCAAGGTTAAAGTTAAAGTAGTGCAAATGCTCGCAACTTTCGCGTTTAAAGATTATTGCCGAAGCGCGTCAGGGGTAGAGCAGTGCGCTTGCTGTAAAGGCGAGGGATTCACCACTGATAAAAAAGCCACGGCGAGAGACAGGAAAATAAGACCATACAGTGCGCCGACGCGGGTATTGTGTACTAAATGCAATGGCAAGGGGTCGGTGTCGGTTGCGTGCCGTGACTGCCGTGGAAGGGGCGTTTCTGTTGACCAAAAGCAAACTGAATTACAAGGGGTGCCAGTAAAGCAAAATTGCAGGAGATGTCTTGGCCGAGGTTACGATAGGGTGCCAGCTGCTGATACTTACCGGGCAATATGCGCATTCACAGATACGCTCAGCGCGGCAACATGGGATAAGTCAATAAAACCATTCTATGACACGCTGATCACTCACCTTGAGAAAGAAGAATCATGGGCTGAAGTGGTCCTGAGTCGCGTAACTAAATAGCGATGCAAAAAATAGCTCACAAAATTGTCGTAAGCTATTTACTTTTTCCGAAAGCTGGGGTAAATTGCCATTAACAGTGGGTTACTGCACTTGTTAGAGCGGTAAAACATAAAAAAGCCCTGATCTTAACCGGTCGGGGCTTTTTGCATTACTGATTCAGGCAGTTCCCTCTGCCTACCTAGGTTACTTTTTCAAATTTTCGGAAAGCAGCTCTACGGCTTTAGTGATAACAGCTGATTGGGCAATCCCAGCTTGCTTAGACAGAGCCTCGATTAGCTCGATTGTCGTTACTGGCAGTTTGTAGCCCTTTGAGCGAACACCGCGCTTATCATCGCTTTTCTGCTGAATTTCTGAAATTGACTTAGCCATAAAATAAGCCTAAATTATTGGGGTTAGGGTGGAGGGGATTTCTCCCCTCCTTCTGACTGTCTTAGTAAGCTGGCAGGCTAATCACTAAGAGAACAATCAGAATGATGATTAATTTCATCATAACCCTTTCCTCATGTTGGCCTCTGCTTCGGTAGGGGCCTTCCCGTTTTCAGCGTCTTGCTGATGTAATGATTATAGGTGCACCTATATATTAAGGCAAGCATTATTTAACTGAAAACGATAAAAATATCAATTTCTTAAGGCTCACTTCGGTGGGCCTTTTTTTGTGCCAAATTTAGCGCCGAGTGCTCACCCTCATATGACTCCATGTCTACTTGCATTCCGGCGCTAATCCTTTCGACTACAAGCACACAGCCAACAACCGTTGGAGGTGGAGACCATGAAGATGAATCAACAGAGTGACGGATTTTGGACGCATTTCTGGGCTTCGGTTACGGCCGTAGCCAGTGCTGCGGGCCTGACAACAGAGCAATGGATTTATGTCCTCTGTGCGGTTCTCGGCGCGCTATTGTCGTTTGCTTCATACCGAAACAACAAACGCGCCCTGAAAACAAAAGAGGATGAGGACATTAAGCGTACTGAGATCCTTCGTTCATACCTGGCAGGTCGAGAAAACAATGCCACCATGGACCCTGCTCATGTTGCTGAAGAAGTTAAAGGCGTCATGGATAATATAGGTAACTAAATGGCTATGTCACCCGAGCTTAAGAGCAAGTTAGTGAAGTTGAGTGGGGCTACTGCGCTGACAATTGTTATTGCCTTGCTCGGTGGGCCAGAAGGGGTTGAGGGGCAAAAAAGCATACCCTATCGTGACGTCGGTGGTGTGTGGACGGTGTGTAGCGGCATCACCGGCTCAGACGTTGTTCCCGGGAAATACTATTCTGACAAAGAGTGCGATGCCCTGCTGGTTAAACATCTGGTGCCGGTGAAAAAGGCTGTGGACACGGCCGTCAAGGTCCCCATTGATAACTACACCCGCGCCGCACTCTATTCCTTTGCCTATAACGTCGGCGTTACCTCATTCAAGCATTCATCACTGCTGCGCCACCTGAACGCTGGTCAGACTGTGGAAGCCTGCGACGATCTGCGTAAGTGGGTCTACGTGAACAAGCAGCGTAATCGCGGGCTGATCAACCGGCGCGAGATTGACAGGCAGGTTTGCCTGATGGGAGGCGCTTGATGTTTATCGCTTATACCATATTGTGCGTAACCTCGACATTTTTTAACTGGCGATTTTGGTATGCCTTCTTCCTTGGGATGATGTGGGCTGAAGTGATACGGGATTGGCTGCCATGATTAACAAAATCGCCGTTGCCATGACAGCAATCATCTTCATGATTATTGCCCTGTTGATGTGGGCTGCTTTCCACTATTACGGAAAGTCGGTATCAATCACCGACCAACTCACCACCGCTGTTCAGCAAAAGAACGAAGCCGAGTTCGTTACGAGCTCTCAGGCTCTGGCAGTAAACACTTTCAACACGATTGCCGGAGCCACGCTAAATGACCAGAAAAATAACAAAGCGGCCAGCCAGGCGCAGCAGGTCATTATTCAGACCGTTCTTCAAAAAGAGCCGTGCTCTGTGGTTAATATTCCTTCTGCCGCTGCTGACAGCCTGCTCACACACTACAACGCAATACGTACAGGTTCCGGTAACACCAATTCCGGCAAGTCTGCTTCAGCAGTGCCAGCCGTCGCCGCCACCAAGTGACCCCATTACCTACGGCGCAAGCGTACTGTGGAATGAGTTGCTGCTGACCGACATACAAAACTGCAACAGCCAACTTGACGGCATTAAACAAATCGAAGAGGCCAGACAGAAATGATTAAGCAATTTTTCGAATGGCTGAAAGGTCTTTATTACACCCCAGCCGCCACGGCTGAACCCCAATCATCAGGAGTTACCATGACCGACCAAGTAGTAGACGTCACCCAGCCCGCAGCAGCTGTTCCCGCTGCCGCAGCCGTAGCAACAGACACTTCAGCACAGGTAGTAGCGCCAGTTGTTGTAAGTGCCGAAGTAGTAGCGCCTGCTGCCGCAGTAGTGACAGCGCCAGTAGCTGATACCTCAACTGTGGTAGAGGCAGCCGTTGCGACTGCCGCCGCAGCTGTGACCACTTCCGCACTGGCCGAATTCAAAGCCAAAGCAGAAGCTGAGGTAGCAGCGTTTGTTGCATTCGTTGAGCATGGCATTAAGGTGCTAGGTGCAGACGCCGAAGCCGAACTGGTAGCGTTGAAAGACAAGTACCTGTAAGCCATTACAAGAGCCACTCACTTCTCCTAGTGGCTCTGATAATGAGCTTCCATCCAGTGTTGAAAATGAAATATTTTTTGGTTAGATTTTAACCACGCCCAATGCTGGAGAAAACCATGAACTATTTAGTGCGAACAGTGCTTATTACAAGAAAGAATGGTGACATATTTAAATATGAAATATTCCTTGGAGAAAGTAGTCCTCACGACCTTGTTACAGTCCGTGAAGGGGAAGGGAAGGTTATAGAGTACAAATTCAATGAAACTGAATCTGCATTTAAAGTGACACAGATAGAATATGATTTACAGCCAATCCACGATAAATACAGATTGAAAGATGGAATAGTAAGCCTAAATGGTGGACCTGTTAATCTGCAAACAATAGTCAATTATCTGGTAAGTAATAATTAACCGCCTCCGGGCGGTTTTTTATTGCCTTAAATTCAGGAGTTAAAAATGACAGATGTAACCACCGACGAACTAAAATCTGCGATTACCGACGCAGATGTGACAGCACTGATCGTAAGCAAAATCACTGAAGCCAAAACCGTTGGCTTGGCTGATGCAGTGACAGCCTCAATCGCTGCACTGTTCCCGGGCAGCACAGACCCTACATCTGATGCTTTGGCATCGACTACTGCTGTAGTGGGAGATAACTCAGAATATGATGGCACAGTAGCTGCTGTGGCGTAATTTATAAAATTCTGCAAAAGGCATTCATAGAGTGCCTTTGACAGAATAAACATATTGAATCCTTAGGTGGTGGTGATGAAATTGCCGAGGGTAATACTCAACTAGCCAGCAGGATATTCTAAAATGACTGATTCTATCAAAAGACCGATGCCATCATTAGACCCTGCTGGCAGATTTCATTTTTACAATCGAGTCTTTCCTGCGCCCGAAGTTCTTGAATGGGTTAACGGACAAATTCTTGATGAAGACGGTCCGCTTTATAACGAAGACCATGCCCACCTGATTGAAGCCGACATAAAAATCATGTGGGCATCGTCGGCATTCGAAAAGCAGGGTAGAACTGTGCTAGGTCAAGCCGAGCAAGTGGCAATGCGTGTCGGTGGCTGGCAGAAGGCCAGAATGGAGCAGCAGATGCATGAGTGGTTCGGTGAAGTGCCGAAATTCATCATCACACTGGCAGCAGACTATTGTTCTCAGTGCACTGACCTTGAATTCTGCGCACTGGTCGAGCATGAGCTTTATCACATCGGCCAGGCCAAGGATGAATTCGGCGCGCCAAAATTCAACAAAGAAGGTCAGCCGGTATTGGCAATGAGGGGTCACGACGTTGAAGAATTTATTGGCGTTGTTCGAAGATACGGTGCGAGCGTTGAAGTCCAGGAGATGATTGACGCTGCGAAAAACAAACCAGAGGTCGCGGGAATCGACATTGCGAGAGCGTGCGGTACGTGCCTGCTGAAGTTGGCATAATTTTAATACTGTTAAATACGGATGATGAAATATGGCATCACTGAAACCAGAAGTGAAAGCCTTCATCGTTCAGGGCTTGGCATGCTTCGATACCCCTTCGCAGATCGTCGAGTCGGTAAAGAAAGAATTCTCCGTTGACATTACTCGTCAGCAGGCCGCATCTCACGACCCTACAAAGGCTGCAGGTGTTGGGTTGGCCCCTAAGTGGGTTGAGTTATTTAAAAGTACCCGCGAACGATTCCAGAACGAAATTTCAGACATACCGATCGCCAGTCGCGCCTATAGGCTGCGGGCGCTTGATCGCATGGCGACAAAAGCTGAAGGCATGAAGAATATAGCCATGGCGGCTCAGCTCTTGGAGCAGGCGGCAAAAGAGGTTGGAGAGGCTTATACCAACCGGCAGAAGATTGAGCACACAGGCAAGGATGGCGGCCCGATAAAGACAACGCAAACACAGCTTACTCCTGAGCAATTACGCGAGGCTCTAAAGGGAATAATTGATGAGGTATAGCTATGCGCCAGTTCACGCCAGAGGAACGTCAGGCGGCGATACTGGCAGCGCGTGAAGACCTCTATTTCTTTACGCGGTGGATGTTCCTTCAACGCAAAAAATTTAAATGGCTGCGAGGGAAGCAGCACAAGATAATCTGTGATGCGTTGATGCGCGTCTACAGAGGCGAATGCAAGCGCCTAATCATCAATATCCCACCTCGCTATTCAAAAACAGAAATTGCCGTGGTGTCTTTCATTGCATGGACGATGGGTAAATACCCTGATAGCGAATTTATTCACACTTGCTATTCCGGCAAATTGGCATCAAACAATAGTAGCCAGATCCGTGAAATTGTCCGCTCGCCTGAATATCAAGAAATATTTCCTGATGTGGTATTACGCGACGACTCGCAAGCTAAAGATGAGTGGCGAACGACTGACGGTGGCGTTATGTATGCCGTCGGCGCTGGCGGCACAATTACCGGCTTTGGTGCTGGCAAAGTTCGTGAAGGGTTTGGTGGCGGGATTGTTATTGATGACCCTCACAAGGCTGATGAAGCCCGCTCTGATACCGTCCGAAATGGCGTTATAGAATGGTTTCAGAACACCCTGGAATCTCGCTGTAACTCGCCGCAAACGCCTATTATCCTCATAATGCAGCGATTGCATGAGAGAGATTTGGCGGGTTGGCTGATTAATGGCGGCAACGGCGAGGATTGGGAACTCATCAAGCTTAAAGCCTTGCAAGACGACGACACCGCTTTATGGCCTGAGAAGCATAGTGTTGAACGCCTTAAGGTAATGCGCTCATCAAATGAGTACGTATTTGCAGGGCAGTATCAGCAAGAGCCATCGCCGGGCGACGGGAATACATTCAAACCTGACCTGATCCCCATTGTTGATGCTGTGCCATCTGGTGTCCGCTGGGTTCGTGGTTGGGACTTTGCCGCAAGCGTTCCTAAGCCTGGCGCTGATCCTGATTATACGGTTGGTGGCAAATTGGGTATTCTTCCTGATGGGCGCTTCATTATCGGAGACATTGTCAGAATGCGTGGTCTGCCACATGAGGTAGAGTCCACGCTGAAGAACACAGCCGACCGTGACGGAAACAGCGTAAAGATAAGTATCCCTCAAGACCCAGGGCAAGCTGGTAAATCTCAAGTGGCCTCTTTCATCAGACTACTTGCCGGTTATAGCGTGACCTCTTCACCTGAGTCAGGAGATAAAGTCACACGCGCCGAGCCATTTGCAGCCCAATGCAACGTTGGTAATGTCATGATGCTGCGAGCCAACTGGAATGATGATTTGATCGACGAAATGCGCAAATTCCCAAATGGTATGCATGACGATCAGGTAGATTCACTTTCACGCTCATTCTCCGAATTATTCACCGCCAACACCGGGCTTCTCGACTACTACGCTAATAAGGCAAATAAATGACTGCTAGACTTCACCCGCCCTCAGACGCCAAATCGCAGATCACCATTTTTGGTCGCTCATATAACCCGTTACTGGGCATTCAGGATGTCCCTGATTCTGATGCTCCAATCCTTATTGCAAACGGCTGGATTAACGCGGCTTCCGGCACAACTTCATCTCAGTCCGGCGCGACAGCCTCCCGACCTTTAAACCCGAAAAAGGGAGCGACATTTATTGATGTTACCCTGGGTGTAAATATCATTTTTGACGGCAAAGTCTGGCGAAATGCAGCTACTGGCGTTGCAGTGTGAGGTAATGCATGGAAGGGCAAAAGGTTCCAGTTTCAGAAGGTCTGCTTGCCCGAGTATCCGGCGCTGTTAAATCAATGTTCGGAATTAATCAGACGGCAGCGGGCAATCAGTCGACTACGTTCATGGGGCCGGGTGAAAGCATTTCGCCCACGGTACAAAACCCCGAGGCGGCGGGCGTTCTTGGCAGGCAACTTGATTATCAGGTCGGTTACAACAAGGTCTATCGGCCACGAAGCTCTGAACTCACGACATTTGAACAACTACGAGCTCTGGCTGATAACTGCGACGTGCTGCGGCTGGCGATAGAAACGAGAAAGGATGCTGTTGATAACTTCCAGTTTGCCATTAAGCCGCGAGACGGAAAAAAGGCAAACCGCAAGTGCCGGGATATCGAAGGGTTTCTTCGCTTTCCCGACGGCGAGCATGATTTCGCAACTTGGGCGCGTGCGCTGGTTGAGGATATGCTTGTCATTGACGCCGCCACTATCTACCCGTGGAAAACAAATGGCGGTGATGTCTACCGGCTTGAGTTAATCGACGGCAGCACTATTAAGCGACTGATTGACCCGACCGGACGCACTCCGATGGTCGGCCCCGCATACCAGCAGGTAATAAAAGGGCTGCCAGTGATTGATTACGAGTGGGGCGAGTTAATCTATCAGCCTCGCAACATCCGCACGAATAAGATTTATGGTCATTCAGTTGTCGAGCAATTGGTGCTGACAGTCAATACCGCTATCCGGCGATCTCTGCATCAGCTCCAGTTCTATACCGAAGGCTCTACGCCAGATTTAATCCTAACACTGCCAGAAACGTGGACCGTCGCACAAATCCAGCAATTCGAAACGTATTGGAACGATTTGCTTGCTGGCGACACATCAGAACGACGGAAAACCAAGTTTGTTCCCGCTGGCGTTAACGCAGTGAACACCAAAGAAGGCGCGCTACAAGATACATTCGACGAATGGCTGGCGAGAATTATCTGTTATGCGCTGAATGTTCCAAATCAGTGGGCGATAAAGCAACAGACAAGGGCCGGGCAGGATGTGGAGCAAAGCTCTGCAGATCAGCGCGGCGATGAAATCACTCGTTCCTTCCTTAAATCGCTCCTGGACAGAATTATTGCTCAGCACTTTAACGCACCCGAACTTGTGCTTGAGTGGACGACTGAGCAAGAGGTTGACCCGATCGAACGTGCGAAGGTATTTGACGCTCGCATTCGCAACGGCAGCATGTCGATTAACGAAGCTCGGGCAGAGGATAATCTCGAGCCTATTAACGGTGGCGATGTGCCAATGTTTGCTACGGCAACCGGCTTTGTCCCGATAACACAGGCTGCCTCTGGCGATGACAATGCAAATCAGCCACCCGAAACGCCTCCGCCGGAGGATGATGAAAAACAACCCGAGCCTCCGCAATAGCAGAGGCTTTTTTTATGGGAATTTTCTATGAACAAAGTTTGCCAGTTTGCCAGCATTCGGAAAGTTGAAAGTAACGACGATGGCACAATCACGGTTATCGGCATTGCTTCTGACGGCTCGGTAGACGCGGATGGCGAAGTTATCACCGCACAGGCAATGCAAGCGGCTATTCCCGACTATATGTCGTTGGGAACAGGTGCCTTACGTGAAATGCATCAACTCAGCGCAGCCGGTACCGTCGATGAGGCTTATGTGAATGATGCCGGTGAAACGGTGATAACTGCTCGCGTCGTTGACCCTATCGCGGTACTAAAAGTGCAGCAGGGCGTATACAAAGGCTTCTCAGTTGGTGGTAGCTCAACGAGCAAGTTGGGCAAGACAATTACTGGGCTTCGTCTCACCGAGATAAGCCTGGTCGATAAACCAAACAATCCCAACGCAGTGATCCAGATGTGGAAATGCGAGGACTTTAACAAGGCCGGGGATGACCCGGAAATTAATCCGGAGATAGCGATGACTCAAGAAGCGCAACAGGCGGTTGTTAAAGCTGAAAATTCAGCCGCAACCACAGACCAACAGCCAGTGATCAAGACGCAGGAAAGTACCGACATCAAGAAGGGCATGTATGCCGTTAGTGATTTCGCCTGCTTTCTTCGTGAGATTTCATGGATGGTTGAGGATGCTCAGTGGGAAGCGGAAAGCGAAGGTGACAACAGCCCAGTGCCAGAACAGTTAAAGACTTGGCTGTCGCTAGGCGTTGAAATTTTCCGTGAAATGGCCGCAGAAGAAACAAGCGAAATGATTGCCTCGCTGCAAAAAGCTCACCATGAGGGTGATATCAAAAAGTCCCAACAATCTCCTGCAGTGCAACTGCAAGGTGTGGCTGAACCAATCCAGAAAGCAGAATCCCCTCAACCAGTAGCAACTGTGGATCAGCCAGTTCAAGCAGCCACTACAGTAGAACCGGTGCAAAAGGCTGATTTCGGTGGCGATATTGCCAAAGCGCTAAATCCGATCATGGATGTTGTCAAGGCCATCCAGGCACAAAATGCCGACTTGGTTAAGGCGCAGCAAGATTTGAATGACCGCATTAATGCTCTGCCAACGCCACCTAAAGGTGTCACCGTATCAAAGGGTATTGATGGCGGGAACCTTGGGTTAGGCCAAGGCAGTGATGCTGTCGAACCTGTTCGCAAGGCTGACGGAACGATTGATGAAGCAGCAACCATCATGAAGGCCCACTTCGCCACCGCCCAGCCTGTCAATTTAAGAAGCTGAGTGATACTCGCTCAACAGCCATAGCCGCTTTATTGCGGTTTTTTTATGTTAAAAACACGGCCGCCTAGAGCGGTTTTTTATTATCTGGAGAATTCTATGAGTATCACTGAACAGACCCTGAATGACGTCAAAAAGGCGCAGCAGGACATCAACAAAACCGTATCTGTAGGTACTGGCCTGATCGGCTACGATCTTCAGGCTCCTGCAAAAAATCTTTACCCAGTAATTACACCGCTGCGCAATAAATTGCCGCGCGTGCCTGGCAATGGCGGTTCTGCAACTAACTGGAAAGTTGTAACCGGCCTTACCGGTTCCGGCGTGTCATCAATGCCGTGGGTGCCGGAAGGTCAGCGCTCTGGTCGCATGAGTTACAGCACAAAGCCAGTTGCGGCAAACTATGCGACGTTCGGTGAAGAAGACTCTGTGACTTTCGAAGCAGAGAGCGCGGCCAAGAATTTTGAAGATATTAAGGCGACTGCAGCAGTTCGTTTGCTTCAGCAGACCATGATCAAAGAAGAAAAGGCCATCCTCGCCGGTAACGCCTCACTGGTTCTTGCTCAACCAACAGCACCAACTTTGGCGGCTACCGGTACGACCGGCACTCTGCCGGCAGCAACTTACTCTGTCATTGTTGCCGCCTTGACTCTTGAGGGTTATCTGGCTAATGGCGGCACGTCTGCTACCCAGTTGATTACCTCCAAGTCGATCACTGGCGCAGATGGCAATACCTTTACCCTCAACGGTGGGGTATCAAAGAAATCAGCAGCAACTACCCAGGCGGTTACTCTGGGTCAAATTCTGTCCGCGACCACTCCGACCGTCAATGGTGCCGTTGCATACGCATGGTTTGTTGGCGTTGCTGGCTCAGAAACCCTGCAGTTCATCACCACGATTAACAGCGCCACGTTCTCCGCCGCGTTAACCTCGACCGGTATGGCAGCAACGGCATTGAGCACCACTGTTGACTACTCGGCTAACTCCGGCCTTGCCTTCGATGGCTTCATGACCTCCGCCTTTTTGCCTTCCAACTCTGCGTATGTTGTGAACATGCCTACCGGCACCGCCGGGACTGGCACACCGTTAACCGCTGGCGGTCGCGGCAACGTTGTTGAAATTGACACCATGCTTAAAACCATGTGGGAAAACTTCCGCCTGGGAGTTACTGAGATTTACTGTAGCAGCCAAGAGTTAACCAACATCACCAACAAAGTCATGACCACTGCGTCAGGTACTCTGTTGCGTTACAACGCTGATGCGGGTAAGGAAGGCAGTGATCCATACAAAATCAACGCAAACGGCGTGGTAACTAACTACTACAACCCTTACATGCCTGGTGGCGGACGCATGATCCCAATCAGCATCCATCCAAATCTGCCAGCCGGTACCATTTTCGGCTACTGCTCAGATCTGCCGCTGTATTACCAAAACAACGAAGTACAGAACGTCGCAGAAATGCATATGCGCCGGGATTACTACCAGCTCGACTGGCCTCTGCGTTCACGCCAGTACGAAATGGGAGTCTATGCAGAAGGCGTTCTTGCCTGCTACTTCCCATCGTCTATGGCAATCATCACCAATATTGCTAACGGCTAACGCAAAAGCCCCGCTACGGCGGGGCGACTTAAGGAGAAAATAATGGATTTAAGCGGCGATATGATGGTGGTTCAATCCCAATCACCAGGCGACTCATTCAGCTTTAACGAACAGCAGTTTACTACTGACGCTGACGGTTTGGTGTCAGTTCCTGTTGAATGCCTTTCCCTCATTCAGTCATTTGGTTTTGTCTTGACTGACAAACAAATTGCGGTAGCTGACCCGGCACCGGCCAGCAAAAAATAAGGCGGCGTCATGAGTTACGTTTTACTGAGTGAGGCGTCAAATTACGGGGCCACGTCTGACGTAACTCAGGCTCAGCTTGACCAGGCAGCCGTTGCGGTTAACTCGTACTGCGGACGACCTTTCGGTTTTCTTGTTGAAACTAACAACGGAGAGCCGGTTTGTATGGCTTTTGCTTCGCCATCATTCACATATCAATCATCAGTAGCACTTAATCCCGGCCAGCAAGTGCCGGTCATGCTGCCATCGTGGATGGCGATAACACTCGGCGATGTTCTGATTATTGATCGCGGGACATCAACTGCTGAAAACGTGGCGATCACTGCTATTAACCCAGATGGCTCGGCACTTCTTGATAATGTCGAGTTTTCGCACTCTTCCCCCGTTTATTTGGCTGGCATGGTTATCGTCGAAGAAAAAAAGGTGTCAGCGAAAGGTAAGTTTTCACTGCGGCAAACGCCAGTTGTTAACTTTGTGTCTTTGTGCTCCGGAGCGCGAGGAATTCAACAGCCTCGCTGGGCAGATAGCAGCCGCTTAGACCTGCCTCACCTGTCCGGTGATACGGTTAAGGCCTGTTACCTTGCCGGATATACCCAAGCCCCCGAAGCCATCAAGTCGGCAACTGTGTTGCTTGCTAACCAGTTGGCTGATCTCACACTCCAGGGGCCGACTTACTTTAAGTCTGAAACCTATGCAGGCAGAAGTTATGAGCGGTTTGCTGGTATCGGACTTGTCGATCCAAGAATTGCCGACTATCTCGGCCCATACCGGAGTATTATATGACGCTGCAAAATGCGCTTTATAACCGGCAATACGCTTTGATAGCCAGAAGAGTTGGGCAACAGCATAGCTTTTATCGACCTCAAGCCGCTATTTCTCCTATTGGTACCGCTTACCTGCAGCAGATGGCCTCTTTCACGCAAGACTATCGCTACAGCAAGCCAAATAAATATGGCAATGCGGCATGGTATGGGATGTTCGATAGCACCCAATGCCAGCCAGGAGATATCATTGAAGGTGCAGCCGGAACATTCTTCATTGCTGCCCTTCAAGAGCTTCTACCGATTTACTGCGTGCAGTGCAATCGTACTATTTCGGTGCTTAGAACCAGCCAGGAAGGTGCTGCGGGTGTGATCGGTTACGGCGGCACAACTGCAGCGAATGAAGTTGCTCTGATGACTGGCTGGCCTGCAAGCGTACTGAATGGCACGAAAGGTGAGAAATCACCGGTAGGATTGCCAGCCGACGCCAAAACACCTTGGTATATCTTTTTGTTTCCGCAATACAGCGACATCGTTTTACGTACAAGTGACGTCATCACCGATGATATTGGTCGGCGATACATTGTCTCCAGCGCTGAATTAACCGACATGGGATGGCGCGCAACAGGTATGCAGGCATTGGTGTGATATGGCAGATCCCTCAGAAATTCTAAATGTGATTGCCGGTCAAGTTGCGGCAATTGTCTACCCAAATGGCACCGCATCCCCAAGCATTACCGGTGCGGTGGTAAAGGTTTACCCTGGCTGGCCCGTCCCAGATATCTTGCAGGCGGATATAAAAAACAGTGGCGTTCACATCTCGATTTACCCACTGCCAACTGAGCGTAAATTGCCGACCGCATTGGGCCGTCCTTACCGCGTTATTGATAGCGGTAACCCAACCATAGAGACAGCAGTTAGCGGCTCAGCAGTAACCCTTTCAGGCGCTGTATCGACGCCTCAAAACGTTTATTTTTTGATTGACGGCATCGGATATCACTATTCGGTGCAATCTGGTGATTCCCTTGCCTCGATCGCAACGGCAATGGCAACGCTTATCCCCGGCGCAAGTAATGTCGGACCTGTTGTAACGTTTCCCAATGCGTTTGAGATTATCGCTAGAGTGGGCGGAGTAGGAGCGGCGGCCAGAGAGTTACGCAGGCAGACGAAAGACTTTATGGTTACGGTATGGGCGCCGACTCCGGCGCTTCGTGACACAATCGGAAGTGCGATTGATTCCGCGCTATCGATATCATCAGACATTCAACTTTCTGACGGTCTACCAGCTTTTATGGTCTATGCGCGTTCGATGTACTCAGACGCCTCAGAAAACTATCTCGTTTACCGGCGTGATCTGGTTTACACCGTGAATTACGCCACATCACAAACCATTTCAGCACCACAAGTTGTCGCGCCTGTCATGACAACCAACGATTTAACAAAAAACATCTAATTATCAGGAGCAATCATGGCAGATACCGATGACGTTAGCGCGTCAGGCACCACCCCTGCGCCAGCAAGCACGCCTGTTGCGGCTTCCGCAGCGCCCACGACCGTAGAAAGCCTGGGCTACATCCTTGTTACGCGGCACGCGTTTGGGGATTATCAGGTGGGTGATGAGATCACCGACCCCAGTGAGATTAAAGAGATTCTCGCTGGCGAATTGGCGGTTTACGTGATTAAACGCGCCGCATAAAACCCCGTAATTCCACACCAGAACCCGCCGAGTGCGGGTTTTTTATTTGGAGATAGCCATGCCGATTTATCAAGCTGGCAGTTTGAACACGTCCGCGCTCACTGCGCCGGACTTATACGTTCAGGTTGTTGCACCGAAAACAACATACATCAACGGCGTAGCGACTGACGGCCTTGGCTTGGTCGGCATCGCAAGTTGGGGCCCAGTAAACAGCCCATTTCTCATCGGCTCCGCGAGTGACCAGGCGCTTTATATCGGCAGCCAGCAGAACCGCAAGTATGACCTTGCTACCGCTGTAGCGATCTCGCTTCAGTTAGGTGCAACAAACCTGAATTGTGTACGCGTCACCGACGGCACCGACGTTGCCGCTAGCATCCCGCTTAAAGATGTGGCCAGCACGCCCGTTACCGGCGCGACATTGACCGCTATCTACTCTGGTACAACGGGCAACACCATCCAGGCTATGATTACGGCCGGTACCGCAGTAGGCACCTATAAACTGACAATCTACCTCCCAGGTCAGACTGCCGAAGTGTTCGATAACATTACCGGGACCGGTGCGACCTTCTGGGCAAACCTGGTTAGCGCGGTGAATAACGGGCAGACCAGCGTGCGCAGTGCCAGTAATTTGGCAGTGGCCACTATTGGTACCAGTACTGCATTGCCAAGCACAGTTCTTACTTACACAATGACCGGCGGCACCGACGGCGCAACGACTATCACCGACACAACGTTAATCGGTACTGACGGCAACAGCACAACCCGAACCGGAATGTACGCACTGCGCGGCACGAACTCCCAGGTCATCAATCTGGTCGGGTTGACGACGACTACGCTGTGGCCGCCGGTTAATACCTTTGCCAAAAGCGAAGGCTCATACGCCATTTCGCAGTTCACTGCCGGTACCACTTATGCGTCAGCAGCAACGCTGCTTAATACCGCAGGGGTAGACAGCTGGAACTTCAAGGCGATGGTCGGTGACTGGGTGTACTGGCTGGACAGTGTTAACGGATTGACCCGCATGGTTGAACCGGCAACCTTCGAGGCCGCCAATATTGCCGCGCGCAGTCCATCAATCTCTACGCTGAACAAAGCAATCAGCACTATCGTATCAACCCAGCGCAACCTGGCGAACCAGCCTTACTCGCTGTCTGAAATCGGGGCTATCAACTCGGCGCGTCTCGACGTCATTACCAACCCATGTCCGGGCGGCAATTACTTTGGCTGTCGTTCTGGTCGCAATACCAGCTCGGTAGCCAGTCAAAACGACGACACCTATACCCGCATGACCAACTACCTGTCATTAACTCTGGCAGCCAGTTTTGGCGGCGTAGTGGGGCAAAATCAGACCGCAGACCTGCGTCGCGAGACGAAGAGTACTATCGAGTCATTCCTGCAAGCGCTTGAAGACCAGGGCATGATCGGCGATCCGAACGGTGGCGCATCATTTTCTGTCACGCTGGACTCAACCAACAACCCAGATTCTCAGGTGGCACTCGGCTATATGCAGGCTGACGTTGCAGTGAAATACCTCAACGTAGTGCGCTACTTCCTGATTAACCTCGAGGGAGGCGGCAGCGTCTCTATCACGGTTTCCAACTCAGCCAGCTAACTAAAACACCGCTCAGGCGGTGGTTTTTGTTGTCTCGAATAATCGTAAACTCTAGGAAAATCATATGCCTCAGAATGGGTACACTCTTGGCCGCGATGTCGCTATAGATATCGTTACCGCCTATGGCACCTTGCGAATTCCGCAGGTCATCAGCTTTGATGCTAAGCCCAAAGTAACCAGCGTTGAAATTACTCCGCTCACCGGCCTGACAGATGAGCTGCTTATCCCTAAAAACTGGAGCGGTACCATCGAAGCCGAACGTCAGGATGCGACTCTCGACGCTTGGTGGGCACAGTGGGAAGCCGATTACTACAACGGCGTTAATCGCGCAGCAGGCACCATCACCGAGACTATCGAAGAAGTAAATGGATCCGTCAGCGTCTGGCGCTATACCTCCGTTCAGCTGCACTTCACTGACCCTGGTAAAAAATCCGGCGACCAGACTGTTCGCCAATCAATGACATTCACCGCACAGCGCCGTATCCGCGTTTCATAATTGAGAAAATCAAATGCCTAAAGTAACTGTTCACGATAACAAAGAAGAAATCCTGCAGCCGATGGAAGAAGCAGGCACCGTTAAAGACTCACGAGGCAGAGTTATCAAAATTCGTGAGCTTGATGCTGTTCAAGAAGCGCGGGTTTTCTGCGCTGCCGGCGCGGAAGATGCCGTTAACATGCCTTATATGAACATGTATGTTTTCCCTGCCGCGAAAGTTGAAGAGATCGATGGCGAGAAATACGCAGTGCCAACCAATAAGTTGCAGATTAACGGCATGCTGAGCATTCTTGGCAAGGCTGGTCTGAATGCGGTGCAAGAATTTATGTTCAAAAAGCTTGGCGACGTAAATGCTAGTCAGATGGATGACAACGCCGCAAAAAACTAGCCCAGAACCCCGAGTTTCGCAATCAATGTTGGTTGATGAAAAACGGGGTTCCTTTCCATATTGTTTTTAAAATAACCGAGCTTTTGCCGCATGAAAGATTCGCGATGGCGATCGTTTTTAGCGAATTCGAGGGCAACAAGTTTAACTGGACGACGAAACAGTTTGAGGAGCCGAGTTAATGGACTTAGAAGCATTTGCCCGGCAGATGGCAATCTCATCTAGAACGTTCCATCTTGAAATGGAAGTTCGCTTCAAAATGGTCGTGAAGGAAATCGAACAGACGGCGAAAGAAGAGCTTGGCGTCTATCAGCCAGCCGTCGGCCCGTTTAATGCCTGGGCGGTTCTTGCTGATTCAACTCAGGCAGACCGTGTTAGAGCCGGATATACCGCAAATGACCCTTTGCTGCGCTCAGGCGATCTGAGAGAAAGCATTGAGAGTGAAGTGATGGGGCTAGCGGCAATAGTCGGCACTAAAAGCGAAATAGGCTATTGGCAGGAAATGGGCACAACAAAGATGCCTCCGCGTCCATTTATTGGCCCGGCTTATGTCAGGAAAATTGACAATTTGATGGAGGCGATAGGGCGGGCGATAGGGCATAGCTTTGAAACTTATTAATTAGGCTGATTTGCGAATTCCAGTTTATAGGAACCATTAAAAACATAAGCCCCCTTTTGACGGGGTTTTTTATTTCATATTAAGAGGTTATTTATGGATGTTCAGGCTTATCGCGTCGCCGTAAGGCTGGCATTGGATGACCAAATAACCCGAAACATGATGCGGGTCAGTGAAGATGCAATGAAGTTGAATGAGAAATTCATTCAGATGCAAAAGAACATCAAAGCCATCACGTCCGCAGCAAAAGAAGCCACCAAGGCTATAAGTGGCATGAACAGTGCCATGAAAAACCAGTTCGCAAACGCTACGCAGGGGGCAAATAATTATGCATCTGCGATGCGTAATGCCGCCAATAACGCTCGTGATGTTGCTAAGGCTAATCAGGAGGCATCTCGTTCTACAGGGGGATTGCTTCCCTACATAGCCGGTGGTGCAATGCTCGGTAGTGGAATGAACGGGCAGTATATTCCTCGCGGTAACTCAGGACCTTCTGGCAACCTTGGATACAATGGACGAACGTTTGATGGCGAAGTAGTTCGGGGTTCTCTGCCAGCACCATCACCTCTTATGCTTGGTTACGCCGGAGGAGGTCGTGGCGGAAATGGGGGCGGAGGCGTTGGGATTGGTGCATTTGGAGGCGGACCTCTTTCACAAGGCGGGTATGGTGGTACTCTGGTAGATAGCGGGATCCGTCGTTGGAGAAATGGTGTTCCGCCCGGCGGCTGGGGTGGCGGTGGAACGCCTGGTGGCGTAGGCGGGGAGAGCGATCCTGCGCGTAAAAGGTCCACACATACTGACGGCATGACAAACCTAGCAACTGGTTACCTAGGATTTGAATTACTGGATGGCATAGTTAAATCTGGGGCCGAATATCAAGCATATACTGAGAAATTCAATCAATTTGGCATGGGTAGTGCTGCATTAGCAGAGGCTGAGAAATTTGCAGATGCAAGCAAAGTTTTTGGTGCTTCATCAACAGACATGATGCGCTACATGGTTGAAGCTCAAGGGGTGTTTAGAGACTCGGGGCTAAAAACAATCAACGAGCGACTATCCGCAGCTAAAATGGCAGCTCCTGTACTAGCAAAATGGGAATTTGCCACAAGAACACTTGATCCTAAGATGGGGGATATTACAGCATCAAAGGAAATGGATGCGCTGCGTTTTGCTGAAATGATGGGGGGGCTTCAAAGTCCGGAGAAATTTAATGAAATAATGAACTGGTCATTCAAGGCGATCCAGTCATCCGGTGGCAACATAGACTTCACCCAACTACGTCAATTTGCAGCTAAGGCTGGCACGTCTGCACTTAGACTTAGTAATCGGGCGCTTTATTCTGAGCTTGAGCCGATTATTGGTGAGCTAAAAGGTGGTGGCGCTGGTGATGCATTGATGACGTCATACAACCGTGTCAATGGGATAGTCAAACTTCCTAACCAAGTGGCCCATGAGTTAGTAAGAATGGGGGTTTGGAATAACAAACTTATTGAATGGAATAGCCAGGGTGGGATAAAGAGATTTAAAGGAAACCCACTGGTCAACTCTGGAATGTTTGCTACTGATCCAATTCAATATTATAACCAAGTTATCAGACCTTCCTACCAAAAGGCCGGTATGAATGAAGAGCAAATTCAGCGCGAAAATGCCTTAATTTTTGGCAGGACAGGCGGGAAAATGTTCAACATCATAGAAAAAATTATAAGTAATAACCCTCACTTTTTTGACAACTCAAATGCAGCACTTAATCAGTCAAGAGATATGAATGGTGCTTCTGAGGCTGGAAAGGCTACATACAATGGCCAATTGGTAAACTTTGAAAAAAAATGGGTCGACTTAGAAGTTGCTTTGGCTCGTGACGGCGGTCTATTAGACACCTTTACCAAAGGATTAAAATACTCCTCAGATATGATGGAGAAAATGACCAAGCTTTCCCACGAATACCCTCAAGTAACAAGATTTGTTACTAATGCCGCTCTTGCAATCACTGGCCTGGCAGGCTTAAGCGGAGGAATATGGGTTCTTAGCCACGCAGCTGGAGCTTTATTTACCCCACTAAAATTAGTTGGTTGGGCAGTTAACTCACTTCTTGGCATTGGTGCGACCAGTGGCAGCATTCCAATGTTGGCAACTGCATTGGGTGGGCTGCCGGCAGTAATAAGTGGCATTCTTGTTGCTGTCACAGCTTTCTCTGCTTACGAGGTCTATAAGTGGTACAAGGAAGGAAAGACGGATGATAATTTCAAGGCTGCCGTTAACGGTGGAAGCAAGGGAGCATTTGAATATAACGGGCGTGATCCAACTGCGCTCGCCCGCTATAAGCATCAAATAAATCCTAAAGATTATCCTGCAGTTCCGCCACCATTCGATCCCCGCTCTACAACCCCTGTCAATCTGACCATGACTCATCAGGGCAGGCAGGTACTTATTGCCACTCTTTCTGATGCTTTGACTAAAGAAGCAACTAAGCCGAGAACGAGTGTCAGTGGATTTGACCCTTCTCATTTGATGGTACCGCCTGGTTCTACAAGTGGCCTGGTAACCAAATAACGAGGTTTTCTATGTCGATTATAAGCGCATTGAACGACTTCGCGCAGGGTTCAGACCCAACAGGAACGCGCCTGATATTGGGGGATTTCGAGTTTCTTGATTTTGAAATCCCCGAGCGCCTCGTTGTGCCTGGCAGACAGAAAACGGTCACTCACCAGATGATCGGCGGTGCCCGTGTGATTGACGTTCTGGGCGTGGAGTACGACGCTTTTAGTTGGTCTGGCATCATCACCGGTGCCAATGCCAGCGACCGCGTCACCGCGCTGGAAAGAATGCGCGATGCAGGGAAGCAAATCACGCTCACTCTTGACTCATACAGCTTCACAGTAGTCATAACAAACTTTGTGCCGGTGTATGAGTTTATCTATCGCCGACCTTTCACTATTGAAGTTGGCATAGTCGCCAGAAATGACTCACCACTGCGTGTTGATGCACTAACGGGTGCTTTGAATGCGCTGGTAAATAGTGATGTTGGCAAAGCTCTTGGCCTTGCTGATGTGGTAAACGTCTCTTCAGTCACTTCGGCAGTAACCGCCGTGCAATCTGCCGTGGCGCAAGTAACAGATTTCGCGCATGCCACCGTTGATACAGTGCAGACCATCGTCCGTCCGATTGTGGCTGCTCAGGCGTTAATTAGCCAGTCCATTAGCCAGCTTGAGGCTTCAGCCAGCGAGATAACGACACTCGGCGGTTTAGTGCCTGGCAATCCTATCGCAAAAACCATCAGCAACCTTTTAACGCAGGCGGATTTGACGACGCGGACACCGGCGCTTTACCAAATGCAGAGCGTGCTAAGTCGCCTAAATAAAAACGTGCAATCAGGGCAGACAGCAGATGGAGTAAGAGAAATCACTCTATCCGGCGGCAATCTATACCAGGTGGCATCTGACCAGTATGGCGACGCCTCTCTATGGGGCAGCTTAGCTTCCGCGAATAACCTTACCGACCCACAACTCACCGGCATCAACACCCTGACGATCCCATCTAACCCAACGAGCTAAATATGGATGTAAATAACCCAATTGTGACGCCCAGCGTTCGCAAGATAGGTGGCCGCTGCCTGTTGAATGGTGTTGAAGTACCTTTTGTCTCGTTTGACGTCGACACCAACTCTTACAGGGGAGCATCAACGTTCAATTTAACCCTCGCGCCGTCGGCACTACCTGCTTCCATGGGGATGCTGAATTACTGGGCAGTGCAGACCACCATCAAGGTTGAGCTCTCAGTGATGATTATCACGGACTCTGGTACTGATGAGAAAAAGCTCATTGTCGGCAATATCGACAACTGGCAATTTGACCCAGCACGCTTCGAGATAACAGCAGATGGCCGCGATTTCACTGCGCTTTTGATTGACGCTAAATCAGCAGGAGAGAGCTTCAAGAACTACACGAGTTCTCAAATCGCTACCATGCTGGCTGAGCGTCATGGGTTAACTCCCGTAGTGACAGCTACCACCGGTCGCTTCGGTGAGTTCTACCAGATTGACTCTGCGCACCTGACCGGAGAACAGACAGAATGGGACCTGTTGACTACGCTCGCAGGAATAGAGAACTTCACGACTTACATTGATGGAAATAATCTTTATTTTCAGCCAGTGCCTGACCCGGCCAAAGCCAATAACTATGTGATCCGCTGGCAACCACCAGGTGCACTTTCTTACCCGCAGTGCAATATATCTGATGACCTGCAATTCTCCCGCGCTCTGACGATTTCAAAAGGTGTGACGGTTGAAGTATTGAGCTGGAACTCTAAGCGAAAAAACAAACAGTTTATGGCTTCGTACCCAAAATATGCGAAGAGCGTTAACCCTGGCTCATCAACGGCAAAAACCCAGGTTTATCGCATCATCCGCAACGGATTGTCACCTGAATCAGCCAACGCGCTGGCGCAGTCGGTTTACAAAAACATTGTTCAGCATGAGATGAAGTTTTCCGGGTCTACTGCCGGTGATAACTTGCTCACCCCCCAAACTCTGGTTCGCATTGAGGGAACACAAAGCCCCTTTGACCAGATTTATTACTGTGACAGCGTGCGCCGATCCCTGAATTGGGACAGTGGCTACACCATGTCAATCTCTGGCAAGAACCACAGCCCAGCACTGGATGTTTCCTCATGAAAGCATTAATGAACGCGATGGCAAGCCGGGCAATGCAGACAACTGCGGGCGATACAGGAACCAGGCAGGGAATCATCACCGCTTACGATCCTGAATCACACACTGTGAAAGTCCAGATTCAGCCAACTGGCGAGGAAACAGGCTGGATACCGCTGCAATCTCCATGGGTCGGCAACGGATGGGGCCTTGTAGCCGGGCCGGTGATTGGTGCTGTGGTGGTCATCGAACCCGATTCTTTCAACATCGGCAATGGCGTGGCCGCCGGGCAGTTGTTTAACGACATTGACCGCCCCCCTGCGGTGCCATCGGGTGAGTTCTGGCTCGTTCATCAGTCCGGTTCTTTGCTGAAGTTCACCAACGACGGGCAAGTGCTGGTCAGTTCGACGGAGAAAATTACCTACACCGCACCGGCCCATCACTTTACCGGCGGCGACGTGACCGTCGATGAAAATCTGATTGTGCTGAAAGACATCTATGACCAGAACCAGGCATATGGCTCGGTAAACGCCATTCGAACTACCTATAACGGCCACACCCACCACGAAAACGGCGCTGGTAGCGATACCAACAGCCCGAACCAGCAAATCACCTAAGCGGGAAGCCCATGAAGGATATTTATCACTATATAGGCGGTGACCTAAGCACCTCGCCGACGGGAGACCTGCGCCCGGTCGAAAGCACGGAAAGGGGAAAGCAGCGAGTTTTACGCCGGTTAATGACCAACCCTGGTGATTATGTCTTTCACCCAACCTACGGCGCGGGGCTCGGCCAAAAGGTGGGGCAGTCGGTAAACATCAATGAATGGAAGGCGCTTATTCTTGGGCAGATGCTTCTTGAGGATGCTGTTTCTCAGGATCCGGTGCCTACGGTTACGTTAAGCCTCATAGACCAGGGAGTCAGCGTTTACGTTAAATACACCGACGCAACGACTGGCACCCCTGCAACTCTCAGTTTCGACGTGACGAGGTAATCGCGTGGCTCTCAATATAAAAGACTTTTCAACACTGGTCAGCGACCAAGTTACAGCTCTGCAGGGTGCTGCGGCTGGGCTGATTGATACAGCGATCGGGAGCATACTCCGCTCAATTGTTGAATCGAATTCAGCTGTTTCTATGTGGTTACAACAGCTTATCGTAAATCTTTTAGTTACGACCCGAGCGGCAACATGTTCAGAGGATGATCTCGATAGCTGGATGGCAGATTTTAGCTTTACCAGGCTTGCTGCTGTGGCAGCTACCGGCCAGGTTACTTTTAGTCGCTTCACCCCGACAAATCAGGCCTTGATTGCTGTCGGTTCACAGGTAACCACCACGGATGGCACCCAGTCTTACTTGGTGACAACCGATACCACGAACGCAGCTTATGACGCCACTCAGCTTGGCTATGTTATTGCCGCAAACGTTTCATCACTGCTTGTGCCCGTTCAGGCAGTAACTGCTGGGGCAGCGGGTAATGCTCAAGCCGGAACAATTACGGTTATTTCTGGCTCAATTCAGTACGTAGACACGGTAACAAATTCGGTGACATTTGCGAGCGGGGAAGATGCAGAATCTGACACCGATTTTCGCGCCCGTTTCGTGCTTTGGATAGCCTCACTCTCTAAATCAACGCTATCAGCAATCGGTTATGCACTTTCCAGTATGCAGAGTGGGGTTACATACACGCTGACGGAGAATCAGTCATACGCTGGAACCTCTCAGCCTGGGTATTTCTATGCTGTGGTTGATGATGGGAGTGGAACACCATCCAGTACGTTTTTGGATCAGGCTTATAGTGCTATTGATGCGGTCCGCGGATTCACCATTACATTTGGAGTCTTTGCACCAACGGTAATATCAGCAAATATCACCATGACATTAACTTTGAGTTCAACGGCTGTCAGATCTGAGGTTGTCGCGCTTGTAGAGTCCGCTCTTGAAACTTATGTTGCCTCTTTGTCATTAGGGCAGACTTTGCCATATACCCAACTGGCGACGATAGCATATGGGGCAAGCCCATTTGTAACCAACGTAACAGGAGTCACGCTTAACGGAAGTTCAGCTGATGACATAACTGCGACAGCCAGGCAGGTAGTCCGTGCTGGCACAATTTCGGTGAGCTAAATGGCGACTGGCGACTCTCAAGATATGTTAGGCCGCCTCAAGGCTCTCATCCCGCCGACGTGGTACGGGGACGACAACCCGATAAGAGACGCGATCCTGACCGGCTGTGCATCGGCGCTTTCCTGGTGTTACTCGCTATACCTGTACGCCAAACTGCAGACTCGAATCAATACGGCGACTGACGGCTGGCTTGATATCGCGGCCTATGATTTTTTCGGAACCAACCTTACCAGGCCGTCAGGCCAGTCAGATGATTTATTCCGAAACACTATTAAAACAAACCTTTTTAGAGAGCGCGGAACACGTCAATCTATCATCAATATCCTTGAAGATTTGACCGGGAAAACACCGCTTATTTTTGAGCCATCTCGGCCACAAGATACTGGCGCATATGGCAGTCCAAGTCTTGGATATGGAATGGCCGGCGGCTATGGGTCCGTGCTTTTGCCTTATCAGGCATTTGTTACTGCTTATCGTCCAGATGGAGTGGGGATCCCCTATATAGCGGGATACGGCTCTACCCCGTCAGGGTACAGCATTCCTTCACGTGGTGAATATGCATCAACAACTATGTTCGGTGTGTCCATAACTGATGACCAAATATATCAAGCAATAGCCTCTGTAAAAATGGAGGGGACTATTGTCTGGGTGAGGCTGGCAGGTGATCCACCTTATGCACTATCAAGATTAGGCATAGATTTTATTATTGGCGCATCAACACTTCATTAGTTGCTTATTAAAAAAGCAAACACCCAGTGGAATAATTAAGGAATTGATATGGGATCATTTATTGATGGTCAAATACTCACTGCGTCACAATTAAATGAATTAGAGGCAAAAGTAACTGCCGCCCAGCAGTCAGTTTCTAATGCCGTTACCGCCGGAAGTACTTTTTCAGCTGGCGCAACTCTTGAAACCGCTGCAGACCAGATTACAGATGGTGTTAATCTTTATTACTGGACCGGTATATTTCCGAAGATCGTTGCAGCTAACTCCACTGTGGAGTCAAGCGGCGGCATAGGGAGTGGTTTCTGGTGCCCGGTTGGTGATGTGATTCTCAGGGGGGAATTAGCCTCTGTAGATGGCGCAGGGGAAGTTTCAACCACCAATGGACTGACTGTACAGGAGATGTTTGATTCAATTCAGGGAGGTGGATTTGACCCGCTGTCGGTCGATAATATCTATTCCAGATTAAATCAGACGGGAATGTTCCAGTACACAGAAGTACCAGGTGGTCCAAAAGGGGTTGCAGGGATTGTATTTGGATCCACTGATTCCGATGGAAATAGGGCTGCAATTATTGTTGATGAACGAGGCCGTATTCAATCCTACTCTGTTGTTAATGGCCTTTTAACAGCCTCTCGTGTAGCTGCGCCATTTGCTATGGGTACTGGTTATTTCAATAATCAATTCGAAGATAGGGTATTACGCGTTCCTGTGAACGGCCAGGAAGATGATGATTTGACGCCGGGTCTATTATTCACTTGGGATACAACAGCTAGAAAGTACCGTATTGGTGTAATGTCTCCGTTTATGGCTGGGAATAACGGCTATCCGCAAGATGGCTTCAATGACACCATGAATCTGCAGGCAAGTTATTATGATTTGGGTTATGGCCTTAATCATAGTTTTGACCACTTTTTCACTACCGATACTGGCTCTTACCAATGGGGGAAAATATGCTCAGTAGGGTCTGGTACTTCTGGTGGTGCCATTAAGAAAATGTCCGCGTTAATTACGTCAGGCAGCTATGTAAACTATGAGCAGGGTACTTTTCTGTTAGAAGTAAACGGTCAGAATCTGGTTACAACTCTTGCAGCAGGCAACGTAAGCCAGAAAAATATATCTCAATGGATAAAGTTCACAAGGATGGCATCAGATACAGTGGTGTCTTCGGCTTTAACGGATATCCCAGAGATAGGTGTTGTGTATAACACCACAACTTTAATGGCCGATGTTTACATGAAGGTCCCATATTTTAGCCCTAGAACATCAATAACGGTTCTTGCATTAAGCAACCCTTCATATATGACTGTGGATTGGTCTGCCTGGACGAATAACACACTCCTTACGACAATGCCTACAGGGCTGATTTACACCCAAACAATAAGCCCAATTGATCATGCAAAATATGTAAGGACAAATAATGGAACTGTTGTTAGTTGTCCATACGTCGCCCTGAGGGTTAAGGATTTACTTTCAACAACTGGTCCTCGGTATTTGAACCAATATCTGGAATATGGGTTTACGTCTTATGGAACGTATCATGCGACTAATAAATATTCAGGAAGTGGGATAACTGTAACAAAAAGCTCAACAGGGACATATGTTGTCACTGGCGCAAGCCTGGCTTCATATTGGTGGAACTTTAAAGAACCGGTTATTTTTGGGACTGGGACAACTGCGGGGATAGGCACCGGCACATCTTCATCAGACACCAAAGCCGGAATAGTCACTATTACTTCAGCCGGAACAAACACTTTCACATTCACACTTAGTGCTGAATATTATGCGGTAAATACCGCAGTATCCCCTCCGACCGTAACAAGAACCACCGGTTCTACTATTGATATTCCTGATGGTTGCTGGATTGACTTCCACGTAATACCAGCTTAAGGGCAATTAAATGCAAACAGTTTATGTAGACCCTAGTGTAGCTACTGAGGGGGCAGGCACTATTGCGTCCCCATTCATGACAGTTAATAAAGCTCTCACATCGGTTACTCAGCCATTCAGTATTTTAATAAAGCGAGGGACTCATGTCAGAAATAACGATTATATTAATGACACCACTGGTTTGTTGAAAAATACTTCAGGCGCAATGAGCTATATAGGCTCATATGGTGTAACGCAGGTTCCTGCTTTAGATAACCGGCCAAAATGGTACATGAATGGACTTTACAACCCTCAAATACAGAGCACTTCAGCATGTTGGCTTGATATATCAGGCATTGATTTTCACAACCAGGTGAGAGTGCTAAGCACTTTAATGCCTACGCGTAATATTTATCTGACAACCATCGGCGACACTAATGGTATCGCAAATGTTTTTGTCCACGACTGTGGTTTTTTTGGAGATCCAAAATCCAACACGATGCAGAATGGTGGAAACCAGAGGGTCCAGTTACTCGCTGACTCAACAGTAAGTACTACCGCGCATTACATGAAGGTTTGGAATTGCGTGTTTGTCGACGTGGGCTCAGGGGTTTATATCCGAGGGAATACAAATTTTCCTGATATGACGACAAATGTTGGCGATTCAATCCGGTCCTATGGGTGCAGTGTCAAAAACTGCACATTCGTTAATCTGGTTAACTGTGCAGTGCTGCTTCACACAGTTGCGAGTGCCACGACCCGCTGGGATAGTTCCAATATTGGTTGGTCTGGTTTCGAGAACTGTTCTTATACATCGTATCGTTGGGATAAAAACGGTTCTGATGCTGCATTTTGGTACTGGCACTCCAATCGGGTTGGCGGACAATACCTTTATGTTGCTGGTATGCAAGCGATGGCGCGTGACGGGATGGCCTTCGATATTGATGGGATGAACTGGGACTGCGGGTTCCGCTTCTGCTACACACAAAACAACGTGTCATCATTCATGTTTGTTAGTGGCAGCAATGCAGCCCTTACTGCTTGGGATAATACAACTTCAACCTATCATGACTATTTTTATGGGAAGAGGATGGGAAGTGGTAACAACGTATTCGAATACATTTTCTCTTTCAACGATGGGGTCCAGCGATTGCACACCGTCCCTGCGGGGACTGATAGCAGCTCTGAAATATATGCCTCCTGCATACGGTTTGCTAAATGTCAGTTTAACTGTCAAGTTAACAACTGTGTGTTTATTGATACAGTTAGCGATCTAAGAAAGTTGCTAATAAACAGCAATGCATATAATACAGGGGACAATACATTACCGTGCCTGACATTTAACAGTAATCTGTTCTATTCACGATATTTAACAGTAACAACCATTCTTAATCATGTTTTATACACAAACGATACAGTCAGTACTTATGTTGGTTTAGCTCCTGCAGCACAAATGTTATTTAATAATAACCTAATGTTCTCTCTTTCATGGGCTTCAGGAGCGTCACCAGATATGAGCTTGTTTACAAGCACCAGTAATATATTTACTGATCCATATTTTGAATTTCTTCCAATGTCCGCACCATCAGGGATTGATGCTGCCAAAAATATAAAATTCATTCTTGGCCAGTCTCCAATATTTAATGCTGGCGTATCCACAACAGACCCTGATATTAATGGCAATTTAGGCAACAATATAGGATGGCTTCAAAAATGAATTATCACATGGCTATGCAGGAAGCTTATACAACAAGTAATGTTACCCGAACATCATGGGAGGGGAATACCTATGTATGGAAAGGATCCTTTCTTTGGGATAAACCATTTTATGAAGATGACGGGGTTACTGTAGCTTACACCCTTCCATTTTTATATGCTGGTTATATTAAGAAGGTTGATGGGGTAGATACAGTTTATACACCTACAGAAGATGATGAATCTGCGACTGACTGGGATTATTGGAACCCTACTTACAACTAAATTTACTCAAGCATCTACTTTTCAAATAAATCCTACAGCACTTCGCGGCTTTAATTAGACTCATCGGAGATAAATATGGATCGTCAAATTGTTTACCCGGGTGCCATCCCTCTTGAGACAGATCTGCTTTATACTAACAAATATGCAATGATCGGCCTTGCAAAACTTTCAGCCTCATTGATGGGTACAAACACCTATATCCGTGGTCTTGCGTGTACGCCTTCAAGCCCAGCTTCACTTGTTATCAATATTGCACCAGGCGAGATTTACAGCCTTCAAAATATTGACGGCACAGCGTATTCATCATTAAACGCAGATGTAACAAACTCAATCTTAAAACAAGGGATCGTACTTTCAGCAACTCAGTTTACTCTCGCTGCCCCCACAACTTCAGGTCAGTCGATAAACTACCTTATTCAGGTGACATATTCTGACGTAGACTCAGGCGCTACTGTACTGCCATATTATAATGCAGCCAACCCATCAGTAGCATATAGCGGACCTGCTGGCTCTGGAGCAGCGCAGAACACTGTTCGCGCCGGCGTTTGTGTAATAGCTGTCAAGACGGGTGTATCCGCTGCGACAGGTACTCAAGTCACCCCTTCGCCTGACACTGGGTACACGCCTGCATGGGTTGTCACTGTCGCTCAGGGAGCTACTAGTATTACCGCTGCAAACATATCCATAGCCCCAGCAGCGCCATTCATTCCTTCAACTGGACTTGTTGACTCAATTCAGAAAAAGACATTAACGCACGGTACCGATATTGGTGTCGCTAATGCCTGCACAGTTAATTACACGCCAGCAGTCCTTTTGCTTACTGATGGGATGGAGCTTAGCTTTAAGGTTAATAATACCAATACCGGCGCCACTACTTTCTCACCAAATGGCACAACGGGTTACCCAATCGTAAGGACGGGGGGAACCACTTTGACTGGCGGTGAAATTATCGCGGGAGGAACAGCTACGTTGAAGTGGAATTCCAGCACCTCTTCATGGGTGCTTATAAACTCAACGGGCTCAGGGGCAGCACTGGCAAATCTTGGGATAGGCAGCAATGTTGCTAAGGGATGGTTTCTCGGCGAACAGACGTTCACCAGCAGTGGGACATACACCCCAACACCTGGTACTCGCTTGATCCGCGTAACTGTCACCGGTGGCGGCGGCAGCGGCGGCGGATGTCAAGGTACGACAACATCACAGACGATATCAGGCGCAGGCGGCGGAGCAGGCGGAACAGCTGTAAAAACAATGACAATAACAGCAGGCGCGACTTTTCCTGTTATCGTTGGCGCGGGAGGCGCAGCTGTGTCTGGTGCAAACCCAGGTAAATCTGGCGGAAATTCATCATTTAATGGAACGGTTATCGGCGTTGGCGGCGGATTTGCTGCCTATAACTCGATAACCTCAACATCCGGTGGCGCGCCAGGAACTGCAAGTGGCGGAGATAGGCTTTATCCCGGCGGTTATGGTAGTGACGGGCAGAATGGTCAGTTCTTAATGCAGGGAAATGGTGGAGCCTCAATCTATGGCGGCGGAGGCAGAGGGGGATCTGGCGGCGGATTGACTGGTTTAGCACCTGGCTCAGGAGGCGGTGGCGCTTATGATGGCGCGTTAACTGGCACTGCATATAGCAGCGGAGCAGGGGCTAAAGGTATTGTTGTTATTGAAGAATTCGCATAAGAGCCTGAGTGGCCATATTTGGCAGATTCCTCTACTTGGACTGCCATTGGCAGATAGGTCTCACTGAAAGCAATCGCAGTTTAGCAACGGGGTTAGTTATTTAACCCCGTGAAGGCCTTTTAAGGATACTGTGTGCATAAAAGGCATCTCTATGAAACGATAAGATAATGAAGAAGCAATAAATACGATAATGAAATATGCTGGGCAAAGTATAAAAATAAGTAAAGGGTTATATCCTAGTAGGCTATTTATAAGCCCTGCGGAAAGATACAAAATTACCCCGTGGATTAAATAAATGCTATAGCTAATCTCACCAAGAGAAAGTAATAGCTTTGTGTTGAGAAATCCAAAAATATCACCCCCTTGGCATATTGCTATAAAGGGGATTGTTAATAAAACTATGAAGCATAAATACATAAAGTTATTGCTAGAGGTGAATACAGCAATGATTAAGAGTAATAATGCAATGGAAGAAGTTATTTTATAGCTAAAAGTAAATTTAATTTTTGACGCTTCATAAGCAATAAAACCAGAAAAAAAAGCTATGACCGGTCTTGGATCAGTGTAAACATGACCGTACTCTCTTATTATAACTGCTATTGCAAATATAATAAGTATACTCATAAGTACAGATAAATATCTGAAAATCTTTCCCGGAAACCGTTTTTTTGCCATGAAAAGAACTGGAATAGAAAAATACAGCAACCACTCTATCCTTAGCGTCCATTCTACTCCACTGGTTACACGGGAAGCATTGAAACCATCAATATTATAATTACCTATAAACAACATCCATCTGAGTGATGACAAAGCGAAGTTACTTATATCAGACACCTCTCCGCTGAGTAATGCTGAAGAAAGCACTATTGAAACAACAAAAAAATATAGAGGGGCAAGTCTTTTTATTCTTGAGGTGAAAAATTTTCCAATATCTATTTTTTGCTTGTCTATCATCCGATAAAATAAAAAACCGGAAATCATGAAAAACATAGCAACGCCGAATTTACCAAAATTAACTAATGCATTCCCAAATCCGAATAGCTCAAAGTAATCCTTATTATATATCCAAACGTGCTGTGATGAGTAAACTTCCATGTAGAAGTGGGAGAAGATCACCATTGTTGCAAGTAGCCCACGCAAACCAGTAATGCTCATCACTCCCACTTTGGGAGGTTGGTTATTGAATAATCTGTTATTACGCAGAGTAAATATCGCAATGAGAAAAGATAGTAAAAAAAGAGGTAGGTAAATGGCTTCATTCATAATTTTAAATTCGCCCGAGGAATGAAATGAAAATGTAAGCAAATTGTAAATTAATTAACTTGTCGATATCTGTCAATTAATATTTGAGCTTACGATGATCTTGATCATGGTTGAATGGAGGGGATATTCATATCCGCCTAGCGTAAGAAATAAACAATCGGAAATTTCATTTCTTTAGTATTCAACAGCCTGTGCGCCAGGAGTCAAAGATGCCTTGCTTCATGCGAATCGCTGAATATACTGTACGAATATACAGTTATTTTTAAGGTGTTCGATCATGGCTCGTGAATGTGAAAAAAATGGGGCGTTCTATAGCGCGATAAAGAGATCCCCACATGGAAAACAGACAGTAACGACTGTCGATTTTGTCGCGGAGCTTGCCAAACGGAATTGGCATCTATCTCTGCGCGAAGCGAATCAATGGATCGAAAATAACATTTGTACCTTTAGGGACATATCAACGCAGGAAGGCGAGGAAAGAACCTTCGCTCTGTTCAATCCAAATTGAGGAAAATGTTATGGGATTTCCATCACCTGCGCAGGATTATACCGAAAAGAGGGTGTCGCCTAACGATGTCATTAAATGGAATGGCAACCCAGCTCTCTACCTGGCAGAAGCGACAAACGGCAGCTGGCGGGCTGGCATAAAGCAGGGCGCAGTTCTCGTTATCAATCGGGCAAGGAAGCCGGTTGACGGGAGTATCATCCTCGTTACTGATTCAGGTGAGTTTGAGGTGAAACGTCTAAAGCTGCATCCAACTTTGTGCTTACAATCTCTGGATGACCTGGACAATGTGCGGCTGATTGAAGGTGGCGACTTGGAAGGGGAAGAAACGATAGTCTGGGGAGTGGTGACGCACATCATCAACGATGCGTGCACTGAGGAGTTTGATGATTGCCCATTGATGTAAGATCAGCTCCGTCTGTTCCGAAGAATTCCCGACGACGTTCCGAAAACTATATCAGGTGTTTGATCTTAATAGAGCATAATGGTAAGCGTTGCAACTAATATAAATGGCATTTCTGATGTTTAAGTTTATGATATGAAAGGAATATGTTTCGGTAACGCAATTACCTCACTCATATTTAAGCTTTCCTAAATATAAAACACCAAAGTATGTCAGCTGAGGCAGGCTGTCCACACGTTCACAAAAAATTCATAAAACTGTAACAAAAGCATCGTTCATTTGTCGTGAAAACGATTGGCTGGGATTTATCGGTCATGCCATGTAGAATGCGGGCGTCACAATTTTGTCGTACACTATTTTTGTTCAAAACTTACAAGAGGTTGAAGAAATGAAGTCCGAAAATAACCCTAATAACAACGACTTGAAATCATCACCAATTGTAGTCGCCCTTGATTACGCAAATAAGTCAGCGGCGTTAGATTTTGTTGACCGTATTGACCCTCGCGACTGTCGCCTGAAAATCGGCAAAGAGATGTTTACGCTGTTTGGACCGCAGCTGGTGAAAGATCTGCATGCCCGCGACTTTGACGTCTTTCTCGATCTGAAATTTCACGACATTCCTAACACCGTGGCGCACGCTATCGCGGCTGCGGCCGATCTCGGCGTGTGGATGGTTAACGTTCACGCCAGCGGTGGTGCACGTATGATGGCTGCTGCGAAAAATGCGCTACAGCCATTTGGTCAGGACGCACCTTTGCTGATAGCTGTTACCGTGCTCACCAGCATGGAAGCCAGCGATTTAGCCGATTTGGGTATCAACCTTAGCCCGGCGGACTATGCGCTGCGACTGGCTACACTGACTCGTGACTGTGGCCTTGATGGCGTTGTGTGTTCTGCACAGGAAGCGGTGGCCTTCAAATCGCAGCTGGGTCAGGCATTTAAGCTGGTGACTCCGGGCATTCGTCCCGCGGGTAGCGCCGCCGACGATCAGCGCCGCGTGATGACGCCGCGCGATGCACAGCTGGCAGGGGTAGATTACATGGTCATTGGCCGTCCGATTACGCAGTCTGCCGACCCGGCACAGACGCTACGTGATATTCGCACCTCTCTGGCATAAAAGGACAGGGTTAATGAAAAATGACGATAACAGCCGGCTGGTTTATTCCACTGAGAGCGGCAGGATTGACGAGCCGAAGGCCAAAATCGAAAGACCGAAGGGCGATGGCGTAGTTCGCATTCAACGCCAGACCAGCGGGCGTAAAGGCAAAGGCGTCTGTCTGATTACCGGCGTTGACCTCGATGATGCCGCATTAGACAAGCTTGCGGCCGAGTTGAAAAAGAAGTGTGGCTGCGGTGGGGCAGTCAAAGACGGCGTGATTGAGATTCAGGGAGACAAAAGGGATTTGCTAAAGCAGCTGTTAGAGGCAAAAAACTTTAAGGTCAAACTCGCAGGTGGGTAAAGCCTGAACTCTCTTTAAATAGCAATCTGCTGCTTTTGAAGGCAGCAGATTGGTCATAAATAAAATTCTTACGTCTTTTCAGAAAACAACCGTTTTGTTTCTTTAAAACTTTTTTAAAACAGTCGCCGATTCCTCAGAGATTTAATAACTGAATATTTAAGCCATTAAGTTTAAATAAACCGTAATTAATTTACTTTAACTTACCGTGGTTTATTTCGCTTAGTTTTAAGGCCTTTACTTATCGGTTAACCTGATGACCTACAACACCACCTACTGCCGCGCCACCAATCGTACCCAGAGCACTACCGTTGGTCAGTACGGCGCCACCCAGAGCACCGACACCGGCACCAATGGCAGTATTACGACCACGGTGTGACATGTTTCCACATGCGCTCACAGACATTACAACAGCAAGTACCATACCAATAGTGGCAATACGTTTATTTAAGAACATTGTCGTTCTCCTAAGAAAGGATATCACTAGCATTTCGTTAATAAGTATAGTTAAAAAAAATCATCTCCGCGGGATTAGCGTAAATTACTCATAACTGCATTGGGAAAACAGGTAAATAGTCTTAATTAAAATTTCATTCTTTTTAACAGCACAAAGCGTCACCTTTTGAAAACGCCGTACGGCAGTCAGTTTTTTCATCGCAGCAGAACAGCACGCACTCTTTAGCTATTTTCACCATACCCCTAAAAGCCTCCTGCTCCGAGAATAAGTAAAAGGGCAGATAAAGGACATTCCGATGCTTAAACAATTGAAAGAACAGGTTCTCGAAGCCAATCTTGCGCTGCCCAGACATCATCTGGTGACCTTTACCTGGGGCAACGTCAGCGCAATTGACAGACAGCAGGGGCTGATGGTGATTAAACCTTCCGGTGTGGAGTATGAGCATATGACGCTGGATGACATGGTGGTGGTTGAGGTTGAAAGTGGCAGAGTCGATGAAGGCAGTAAAAAACCGTCGTCTGACACCGATACTCACCGTGTTCTCTATATGCGATTTAACGAGATAGGCGGCATTGTGCATACCCACTCACGTCACGCGACTATCTGGGCGCAGGCTGGGCTGGATATTCCAGCCTGGGGCACGACGCACGCCGACTATTTCTATGGCGCAGTCCCCTGTACACGCAAGATGACCGACGATGAGATTGCCGACAAATATGAATGGCAGACCGGCGAGGTTATTGTTGAAACCTTTGCCAAGCGCGGCCTGTCGTCAAAAGACGTGCCCGCCGTGTTGGTTCATTCGCACGGCCCCTTTGCCTGGGGAAAAGACGCCGATAATGCGGTACATAATGCGGTGGTGCTCGAGGAAGTCGCTTATATGGGGATCTTCTCGCAACAGCTGACGCCGCGGCTGGAGGTGATGCAGGCATCGCTGCTCGACAAACACTATCTGCGCAAACACGGTAAGAATGCCTACTACGGGCAATAAAATCACCGCCTTTGCACTTCCAAGAGACTCGCGCCCGCATCCTCCCCGATGTGGGTTTTTTTTGTTGGCCTCACGAAATAGAAACAACTGATCTTAAAAATAGAAACGCTGTTTCATTTTTATGGTTGCGATCACTTTTATTTGTTCAATAAATGGCTAATTTAGCACCCATCGGCGAGTTTACTGTCGCTTTCCAGCCGTAGCGCCAGCTCGTTAACCGCAATGACTGCTTAACTGACCCGGTGGGAATAACATGCGAATTAAACGTGCAATCGAAAAAATCCCTGGCGGAATGATGCTGGTGCCGCTGTTCATTGGCGCAATCTGCCATACGCTAGCGCC